TTATTTTTTCTTGTAAATATCGGCAGTGCCGTGGATCTTGTTGTTGGTATTACCGGAAGTCAGCACCAGCACATCAGCACCTTGCTTATCGGCTTTCTCGATCAGCTCTTTTTTCGCATCGTCGACCGATACTTCATTGGAGGTGTTAACAGTACCGATTTTTTCATACTGTGATTCTACTTTCTCAAACTCGTTTTTTGTCAGCAGTTCAGCCGCAAAGGTATTGGTGGTAAACAGAAATGCAGCGCCCATCAAAATAGCAGTCGTTTTTTTCATAAACTTTTTCCTTGAGATTAATCAGCAACTACAAAAAGCCCCACCAGTAAGAGTGAGGTGTTATGAGCATGGTAGAGGAATTGCAAAATTGCCACAGCGTAAGAAAAATACTGTTATAACAGTCAATTGTGCTGTGAAAAACGTGCGTTAACGCTATTTTCGGTATGAGTGTTTCAGGGAGAAAATCAGCAGGACGTCACGCAGGCGGAAATCTGTGAAATGTAATGGCACGCCCTGTAGGATTCGAACCTACGACCTACGGCTTAGAAGAACGTAGAGTGCTATTTAACACACTGTAATATCATTATTTTTTCCGCGCTCGCACCGCGTTTGTGTCATAACGTGTCATTACATGCCGTCGTATTTCCTTCTGATTCATCCATGCATGACACAACTGTGACACAGAGAGTACACAGCCATGCCTCAGGTATAGCTGTGTAGTTTTCTTCACATCACCGGACAGTCATCAAACTCACCAGAGCGCGCATCGTTGATGATGTACGTGATGACTCCAAATATTGGTAGCGCTCCGCTTATGCCATCGTCGTTCCCGGGTAACTTCTCTCTTCTCCCGTTCGTTACGTTCTCAAGATGAGGCTGCGGGTATATTCGATACCTCTTTACTTTAAACTCACCGTTGCAGTCACAGATAAGCAGCGAGCCGTCACATGGCTTAAGGGACGAATCAATCACAAGCAGCGCATCCTTCATGATGCCGCACCTGTAGATAGTCTCACCAGCCCGCATGTAGTACGTAGCGGCTGGTTTATGGATAAGGCGCTCATCAAGCGATATGCGTGATTCAACGTAATCAGCAGCCGGGCTCGGGAATCCCATAACTCACCTCCGATGGTTACTGTATATGCATACAGTATTATCGATCGGCGGTATCGATCAATAGTCTTTGTGGTGCTACACTTCAGACCTTTCCGAATTCACTGATTTCTATAATGTTAAAGTTATTCGCCAAGTACACATCAATAGGTGTTATCAACACGCTCATTCATTGGGTGGTGTTCGCCGTTTGCATTTACGCATTCCATACAGGTCAGGCACTTGGCAACTTCGCCGGTTTCGTCGTAGCGGTGTCGTTCAGCTTCTTTGCAAACGCCAGGTTCACTTTTAAGTCCTCCACAACCACCATGCGCTACATGCTGTATGTTGGATTTATGGGAACCTTGAGCGCAGCTGTTGGTTGGGCTGCAGATAAGTCCGGTATGGCCCCTATCATCACATTAGTCGTGTTCTCCGCCATCAGTCTGGTGTGCGGTTTCATTTATTCAAAGTTCATTGTCTTTAGGGATGCGAAATGAAAATTTCTCTGGTCGTTCCCGTCTTCAACGAAGAAGACGCGATACCTATTTTTTATAAAACCGTTCGGGAATTTGAAGGTCTTAAGCAGCATGAAGTCGAAATAGTCTTCATCAATGACGGCAGTAAAGACGCGACAGAATCAATTATTAAAGCGCTTGCTGTTGCCGATCCGCTGGTTGTTCCACTGTCATTCACAAGAAACTTCGGTAAAGAGCCCGCGCTGTTCGCCGGGCTTGACCACGCAACCGGTGAAGCAATCATCCCCATTGACGTAGATTTGCAGGACCCTATAGAGGTAATCCCACACCTGATTGAGAAGTGGCAGGCCGGTGCGGAAATGGTTCTGGCAAAGCGTTCTGATCGCTCTACCGACAGCAGATTAAAGCGTAAATCTGCCGAGTGGTTCTATAAACTCCACAATAAAATCAGCAATCCAAAGATTGAAGAAAACGTGGGTGATTTTCGCCTGATGTCGCGTGATGTTGTAGAAAACATAAAGCTCATGCCAGAACGCAATCTGTTCATGAAAGGCATATTGAGCTGGGTTGGTGGTCGCACTGATGTTGTTGAATACGCGCGTGCTGAGCGCGTTGCCGGTAATACAAAATTCAATGGATGGAAATTGTGGAACCTTGCCCTTGAAGGGATCACAAGCTTTTCCACATTCCCTCTCCGTATGTGGACTTATATAGGGTTGTTTGTTGCGGGGCTTTCATTCCTGTACGGTGCGTGGATGATTGTTGACACGCTGGCATTTGGAAATCCAGTTCGTGGGTATCCATCCTTGCTGGTATCTATTTTGTTCCTTGGCGGCGTGCAGCTTATAGGGATCGGTGTGCTTGGTGAGTACATTGGCAGAATATATGTTGAGGTCAAAAACAGACCTAGATACATTCTTAAGGGTAACAAATGAGCATTGAAAACAAAAACAACCAATATTTTGCATTATTTTTAATGCTCTTGGTTATTTTTCTACCTTTTATTACGTCAAATATATACTACATTGATGACATTGGTAGATCTTCCGAAGGATATACCCGATGGGGAATAGACGGCAGGCCTTTTGCCGATGCCGTTATGATTGCATTAAACTTTGGAAAGCATATCGCTGATATGCACCCACTGCCACATATCTTAGCGCTCGGGTTTATTTTATTTACATTTTATAACTTCAGAAATGAATATGTTGGTAAAGACATTTATGCATCACTTGTAATGGTGAGCTTTTTTTCATCGCCTTTTATATTCGAGGTTTTAACTTATAGATTTGACGTGCTAACAATAATGATTGGCATATCGCTTTGCTTTAATGCTTTTTACGTGAGATGTAAATCTCATTTGTTATCATATGTTACACAAACGCTTATCTTAGTTGCAGCGTTATCATCGTATCAAATAGTAATTAATGTGTTCTTGATTCTAGTCGTGATGGAGTTCGCGAGCTCTGTTGCAAAAAATATAAACAATAAAGATATAATTATAAGAGGGGTGACTAGATTATCGCAGGCATCCTTATCTCTTCTTGTTTACATGAAAATAGTATTACCTGCATCTTTCGATGGGGAGCATGGAGATAATCACCCAAGTATATCAAGCAACCTTTTTAATTCTTTAATTGAAAACTCGAACAGTTATTACAAATATTTTTGTGAGTCACTTTTCGGGGGCGCAACTACTTATATACTAGCAATAGTGGTCGCAATTGGGTTTGTTAGTTCATTAATAATATCGTCCGCTTACTATAAACAAAATGGGTCAAGGGGTTTAATTTGCTCACTGCTTTTAGTAATTACTCCTTTTTTAGCCCTTCCATTGACAATGGTAAGCTTGCTTGCTCTTGATTCATCAATCTCTCACTTCCCAAGAGTATATATTGGTATTTCAGCTTACATAATGTATATATGTTTTCTTTTTTATAAAGCATGCAGTATTTCTAAGCTAGAAACATTAAAGGCCATGATTCTCATCCCAATTATCTATGGAACTGGATATGGTTATTCATATGTCAATGCATTATCCGATCAAGATAAACTTAACAGGCAAACTATCTACTCGATTAAAGAAAGCACGAAGGATATTGATTACAATACTGTATATCCAATATTTGTTGGTAATGCGCCAGAGTCCCCAGTGCTCAGCAACGCAAAAAGGAACTACCCATTAATTTCCAGTATGGTAGTAAATTACTTCAGCACATGGTATTGGCCGCATCGCTACTGGTCATTTAATGGATATCATCAACTGTATCTTAGAAAGAAAACCGGATTGATTGATTATAATAAAAAAATGATGTGTTCTTTTGAAGTATACAAAAAAACCCAGGATTTCACTATAAGGAAGAACGGCGACATAATTATAATCGACTTTAATAGGTCGAAATGTTAAATAAATAAAGGGCGCTAAACGCGCCCTTCCATTCACACATTTCCTACATTGAACTTCTTGTTTGTTAGTCCTAGAGTGGTGTTATTAGACCCTCCTGAATATTCATTGTAAACCATTGCAATATCGCACGTTATGAATGCATCAAGCGACTCCCACCCTGCAAATGTAATTATAATCCTGCCGTCTGTTTCACACCTAATAGACGGATTTAATGCCGTTCCTGTTGTGTACAAAGTATTTGTATTGCCCGTTAATGTTACATTTCCTGCTGTAGTACCTTGTACCAATTGTCCAACTACACTGCCACCCCATGTACTTGTGCTTCCTGATGAAGGCGATGTCGCTTTAATATTAACAGAAAGGAAACAGATTGTTCTATATACACTCATCGATCCAATCTGGAAGCTTGATGCATCACCTGATGCTTTTCTTATCGTACATGTGGTTTTAAGCGATTGATATGCATTTTTAACAGCATTTTTAGTTGTGAAATCATAAAGATTGCAGTTATTAAACATGACCTTATCGCCATAGTTTTGAGCATACAATGCCATTTCTGGTGCAGAGACATTATCCAAAACTATTTGCCCACTAGAGGTCGCCGCCCCTGCTAATTGGTTAGTGTTTAAATATACACTACCACCATTCAACTTTCTTACTACAAGATCTTTTAGGTAAAACCCATTTACGCTATCACCAGATTTCCAGTTATCTCCACTATTGAAATTATATACCCAAGCGTTATTGCCGGAATCCCCACCTCCTAACTCAATCCTACCTTTTATATATATGTTGGAATAAACATATCCTCTTGCTGTCACATCTCCTATAGTTTCATCAATCATTTTAGTAGTACCTATCACACTCCCCCAATTCCCACCAACAACATCGTAATCTATTGTGATATTTCGCATCACTCCTGAGATAAGTGGCTCTGTTATTGAGCTGTCCCATCCCCAATCCAACCATATTGGTGCTACACGATAAGGAAGTGTGTATCGTCCTGTGCTCCGATATTTATACTTAACATATAAATTACTAACCTGATTGTCCATATTTCCGTTAAAGAAATACATCTTTATGGGGGTACCCTGCTGGGTGTCAACGGCATCAACGGTTATCTGTCCGCCTGCGCATTTATTCTGCAAAAAGAAATCTCGTCTACATCCATTATTAGTTGTATAGATATCAACTGTTCCAATGTCAGTAATTGAGTGTGGATATCTGGTGTCGTTGTTTACGCTTCTTGCATAAAGATTTTTTACCGAATGCGCTTCATATCCTTGGTAACACTTATTAGTCTTACCAATAAATGTGAAGTTATCGCATCCATTCAGGCGCAGTGGGGTCAGTCCGCGCTTATCATCACCCACATACTCAAGGGTGGAAGATGCATCCACTTCAAACACCAGATTGGTGATATTCGTCAGGTCGAACACGCGCGTCAGGTCAAATGCACCGGAGTAAAGCAGGGTGTCCCTGATAACCAGTCCGCGGATTTCAAGCCAGTCCATATTGCTCAGGGTTACGATCGTACCTAAACCACCGCTACCTGGGCCAAAGTTCACAACCTGGTCAAAAATAATTTCAACGTTTTTTAGGTTGTTAGATGTGATGTAAGACTGCAAAGATTGCAGCGTACCGAATCGGGAGAAGTAAAGGACGCGTTTATTTACAACAGAATCAAGAGCATCTTTTACTGTAGATGAGCCGTAGCCGACCAGACTTGCCTTTTCACCGCTGGAAAGATCAGTTCTTAGTGATGCATCGCTAACAGCAGACCACGCGCCCACTCCAATTCCACCTGTGGTATCTGGATTTGATGCTGCGGGAACATCCTTCGGTAACTCCCCACTCCAGTAATACCAGCTCTTACTCTCCTCATCCCATATAAAATCTGTGCGTGATGCGAGTGATGCTCCATCCAGGAATGTATTGGAACCGTCGACAAAACCAGTCAACTTATCATTGACTTCATCTACTGAAGGAACATCCAGATTCGCACGCGCCTGACCAATATCTGCAAGGTCAGAAAGGTTGTTTTTAGAACGAAGAAAATGCGTTACAAGAAGCTTTTGGTCTGTACTGTTCTGGTTTATCAGCAACTGTGCGGTATCAATGGTATCTGTTGCTGCGGGTAAGTCGGTTAATTTTACTTTCTGTTCGGCCATTTATGCAGTCCTGTACCATCCGGCAAGTTTGACGTATTGGTTCGTTACTGAGAATGGAGCACCATCTCCAGCACTTCCTGTGTCACCCTTTACAGGGTGGTCGTGAGCGCCAATTGCTACCGTGTGGGCGTGTTGATAACTGGATGTGCTTGTTGATTGAGATGAGCTGATATCGTCGCTGCTTCCATCCTGTGAGCCTCCAGTCCATTTGCCGATGCTTCGCAGTGGAACCGTATGGGAGTGGTTATCCTGACTTGTGTTTTTGGTTCCATAGTCAAACTGACCTGTTCTTAAATCTACCGGGTGTACATGCGGTGAAAGATTCGCCCCTGTCAGAGTTACAGAATCACTCCCACCCTGCTGGAGAACGTCACTACCGGTGCTGTTAGCAAGACGAATAGTCCTTCCAGCGCCTGGAATTCGTGCCCACGTAGAACCCTGCCAGGTTGCATTTGGGTTGACGTCATTTGCGAACCACTCTACTTTTCCAACCGGATAGCGCATGTTGAATAAGGCAGTGGCAAGGGCATCAAGAGTGATTGAACGGTCGTTACCGTTCTGATTGATATGCATCAGGTCTGTTGATTCTGCATCTGAGGCGGATGGTAAATCTGTAAGGTACTTAAGAAGAATGTCGGCCATTAAGCCCCCTCAAGCGCTGTAACGCGAGCCTTCAAGTCAGCTACCTGCGCGTATAAGTCGTTTAGTAGTGTATTGAGGTGATTTGCTGCGAGCTTGCTGCCTGCCGAGATTGAACCATCTGGCATCCGCACTGGAGGCACGAACCCGCTGGAAAGGATTTCATCTGGTACGGGCTCTTTATTTTTCTGCCCGTCCGCATAAGTGACGTCAGTATCTGCAAATGATGTGATAGCCATTTAATTTCTCACTTAGGCATAGCGCCGCAAAGCATCGTCCCGGTGACGCCATAGTCACGGGAGAAGATAAGAAGGTAATCGTCGTCAGCGACGCCGAGATATGAGTCGTTTACTTCAAGTACACCTGACACGGACCCAGCCGCATCAAGATATGAGCCAGCAATGAATACAGACCCACGGTTAAGTCCAAGTGCCGTGTCGGTGTCTACCTGCATTGCTGTGTTATCGCCGACCTGTAACGCTTGCCCTGAATTGGTGTCTATTCCCGCCAGGGAGAAACCGTTGAGCCCATAATCATGTGTTGAATATGCTCTGACACCCGCCACAGATGCGCGGTCGACGATGGCGTTGATGTTTGTTGGGACATAAGGTCCGGTTGCGTGAACGCTGAATGCGGCAGGATAGAGCTCAACCAGTTCGACATCAGTACTTGAAGTAGTGGTTGCCGTTACGACCATGACGTTATCTGGTGTTCCGCTGAACGCAGTCGCCAGTTTCGCCTGCATGATTGCCCGGCGATAATCATCGTCAGACATTCCATCACGACCGACATCAACGTACTGTCCGAATCTGTCCAGCTCTATGCCGTGGGCGTTGTATATGCTTTGCGTCAGGTAGATGTATTTGGCGCGCGCTTCAATTTCAGGATGAAGTACGCCAACAGCAGCAAAGAGATCTGGAACCTGTCCGCCTTTTTTAAGCCAGTCAGTAGGCCTTTGTCGTATCAGCGCAAGAAAATCGATATCAATCCAATCATCAGACACCTGTGACCTCCACATTGGCAGCGGAGAACGAAGCAAATGAGTTTTCAGCAACGGAAATGTTACTTTCTGCAAACGTAGTTCCGTCAGTGCTGACGGTGATGGTCATCTTCCCGATGCCAGTTGTATTGGCATAGATGTAGCCGTAAATGCGCTGGGTAATAACGTCATCTCCAAGACCAAGCGTCGCACCGTAAGCAACAACACCTTGCTTGATAGCGTCCACAACAGTCGCAGGCAATGGCTCCTCAGTATCCAGAAGGACAACGTCAACTTTGACGTAAATATCCACTTCTGTAGGTCGTGAAAAGTTAACCAGATGGGGTCTTTCGTACCGGTCATATACAGTGATCGCAATTGAACCGTATGTCGCTATACCTGCACCTTTGTACTTCCAGATTGCGTCAGCAATATCCTGTTCAAGACCGCCAGAAACGATAGTGTGGATGGCTTTTGGAGGAATGCTGTCCACTGTCGTCATGGTGTCGTTTTCAATGACTTTGGCTAAGGTTACGCCGCTGACTTCCGTAATCAGGCGAGTCTCAATTGCTGGGATGGTTGCCGCACCGCCAGATGATGCCCTGCTCTGGTATAAACGTTGGCGGTAATCTGTGTCTGATTCGCGATCTGAACCTGTTGCCCCCTGAACGAGGTTATTAACTCCAGTCCATCCGGTGATCGCACTTACAGGATTGTTTAATCCACCAACAGGAACGACAATCGGACCTGCTTCAGTTGCCTCAAAGATTGCCGGTGAACCAATTAACTGCCACGCCAGCCCAGCGCTAAGCGACACTGCGTAACCTTCAATGAGGTTTTCAGAGGTGAGTCTGATTACTGAGCCGTTTGCTGTGGCTGAATACTGGCTTGTTGAGTCCACTACTGCGGCAAGGCCTGTAGCAATGGTGTTTACCGTGTCTCCTGCAACTTTCGTGTAGGTATGATCAACGCCAGCAATCCGTACCGTGTAACTGGTTTGTGTGTTGTTAGATACCCTCACCTCTCCATCCAGAAGCGTCGAGCGTGAGATGGTATAATCTTCCGTCATTCTGAACTGGTAATTACCGAAAGAAGCTAAAGAACCAGAAGGAACAAGTCGTGATTCAGATCCATAAATAACGGCGTTCACTTTTGTCGTGGTTTTGCCATGCCGGGTAATCCCACCCATCCAGTCGCCGAGAGCATCAAGGGCGAATCCCTCAGCAGAAGCAAGAAACCGGCTGGCCCACAACTCCTCTTCAGTTTCGAAGTGAATTGCGTTTTGCTCAGCTTCAATTCCGATCCACTGTCCGGTGGTCGAATCAGCCTCTCTGTTAATCGGTCCGACGACCGTTTCAATTGCATCACCGATTTCCTGAACCATCTCCGGTAATGTCGGCTTGTCAAAGCCTGTCGCAGTAATGTAATCAGCCATATGCACCTTATTTCAGGCATAAAAAAGCCCCGCACATTGGCGAGGCATATTGAAGGGGTATTTATCAGGGGTACTGCACCAACCCGTACTCAGTGTTGGCTGTAAACTCTACGCTCAGCTTTCTCTCGGCACGGTCAAAGTTGTAGGTAAATTCAACGATTCCGGTGACTCCTTCTACAGCGAGGATTTCTGTACGGATGGCTGATAGCGCTCCGTTAAGCGTTACCTGCTTACCGAGAACATCCTGTAGGTAAGGCGTTCCGAATTGACTATCCAGGAACCACTCTCCGCGCCACAGATTAAGCCTGAACTCCACCTGTTGCCTGACGCGCTCAGCTCCATCTACGTACTGAAGCAGGCCGTTAGTGAACACGACTTTATTATCGGTAATTCTGAAATCTATCATCTTGGACCTTTTAATAAAAAAGCCCATGTTTATGGGCTTATTCCTGGCTCAATTTCGAGATTATTTCTCAATCATCAAGGAGTCCAGACTTTGGTGCAGGCTGGTTTTTCCCTTTGTATATCCTTGATAATTCAGTTATCTCCTCATCCATTGAGCCTACACGGGAGCTGACCTTTTCCAGAAGGGAGATAATCTGCTTCTGATTGTCAATGTGCTCCTGGATTTTCCAATACCAAAGGTTGAATTTCCTGAATACGATGAAAAGAACTATAAGAACTACCAGAATAATCAGCGCGTTTTCCATGTTGCCCCGTTAGTTAATAGGCTCTCCAGTGGTTCCACCACTATCGCCAGGATGTTTGTGAGTGCCTATTTTAATACCATTTATAACTACGTCACCAATTACCTGCATCGTCCCTGTAATGGTAGCTACCGATGTTTCACCGCCCGAGCCAGTCATGCCGCCCTGGTAAGTGAACAATTGCTCAACAGTCATGCTTCCTTTAACGGTATGCAGCGGGGTTGTTTCTTCCACCCCACCTGGAGCTTTAATAGTCATTTTCCCGTTGGCGTCGATAGCAATGAAGGCGTCGCCAAAATACATTCTCACGTCATCGTTGCCAGGAACAGCATCGCTGTAACCCGCACCTGGAATAACGTATGAGTCGATGATGTCAAATCGCCTTGTGTCGTCGCTTCCATCGGTTGCCTGCTGGCAGACCACCAAAAGGCATTTATCTCCTGCCTGAACTGGTCCTTTTAATCCGGCCTGACCGTTTGCAAACTGCGGCCACACCATACGCAAATCGCTCAGTACCGGATAGGCATTGGTATCTCCATCTGCGTATATTTTCTCGCCATCAGGCTTTACCGTTACCTTGCCTCCGGAGTAACTCACCACGGTACATGGAAGTGCAGTGTTTACCGTGTCCATTTCGGAGCTTACAAGCCGCCTAAGCGCTTCTACTACATCACTGTTATCAGCCATCAGATAAACCTCAATAGCGCTTCCACGCTCCATTCCTGCCCGTGCGTATCTCCGGTGTAATGTGCTTCTTCAACTCTGAAGAACTCCCCATCAATTCCGCGAGATTTAAGCTGCACATAAGCGCCAGGATAAATGGCAGGGTTGAGCAGTGATTTCACCCGGTAGCCCTGCACCTCAAGAGTTACCCTGTCTTTTAGCTTCGCCGTTGGGTCTTCTACATCCACCACCGTCCTGACGATACCTTTCTGACCGTATTTTATGCCCTGCTTGGCTGCCGTCTTCTCGGTCATGGTTTTTGCTTCACGACGGGGATATCCGATCATGCCAGTGTCTTTCGACAGCACGACAGCAGTATCTGCATAGACGCCACCCTTTTTGATAATCTGTATTTCGCTATCCTGAGCGCTCCACTCCAGCCCGAGATAATTACAGACCCTGTCCATGGCATCACGAACCCTGCCGTTATAGGCATATCCGCCGACGTACTGCTTATCCTGAACCTTGCTAATGCTCTTCTTTATTGGCAGCCCGAAGTTCTTCGCCACTCCATCCAGAACAGTCATTGCTGACGTATTTGGAGGGAAGGAAACGCTTATCTTGGCGTCGCGTAAAGGTATGACGCTATCCCTTAACTCCATCTCCGTTATGATGTCAGGACCGTCCTGATACGTCAGGCTACGGCATGTGGTGCCTGTGAAGATAGTGATAGCCCCGATGTCATTGACGTATCCTGCCTTGATGATGACCACGTTATTTACGGTCTCCATCAAAGTGATTGTTGTGGGCGCGGCGTTGTAGATTTTGAGTGATGCTTCGTTGGCGGTTTTGCTGGCTGTTTTGGTAATATCGAACTCAAATCGCAGGTCTTTAATACTTACTGCCTCACCCTGAGGCTGACCTACGATGATTTCACCCGTTCGCAGAAACAAACTCATCTATTTCTTCCTTAGTGGCATACACCAACAGGTGATCGCCTCCAATCGAATCGATATCAGGGCGAACCTTTTCACCATACGTACGGATGAAGTAGATATCGCCGGAGAAATTATCGAAACTGAAGTTCTTTAGAAGCGGGTAATTCTGTACAAGCTTAACTCCAGTTATGATGGGCAATGACTCACGGTCATAGATACCAAGCGACCAGAAGCCAAAGCGCTCATTCCATCGCAGGCGAAGCGTAACCGGTGTATCGTCGAAAACAGCCTGCAATGTCTGGTCAGTAAATCCAGCCTGAAAATTTAGTGGGGTCATGGGGTGACATTACCTATGATGTTGCCGAGATATTCCTGAAGCTTGCCGCCCGAGCCGGACAACCCATCCAAAGCCTGACTCAGGATTGAACCAGTATTCTTACCAACGTTTTTGGTTGGCGTAGCCCGGTTAGCAGTAGCGGGGTCTGCTGAGTTTGATGTCCCGGCTTTAGCAGTAGCGCCATTACTGGTCGCATCCGTTTTCCTGACGCCTACACCAGGCGGAACCTCTGTCGTAGCTGTGCTGACGATATTTGCCTGAACAGCATCTATCGTAAAATTGACCGCATCACCATCATCCACCCTTCTGGGAATGTTAATTCCCTGAATCAGCATATTCTCGTAGGTGTAATTTTTGGTGTAGATGGTTACCAGTTCGTTTGAAAGAAAGAGCGAGTCAAGGAGCTTGATCGCTGTGTTAACCCTGTCTTCCCCGTCGAAGCCGCTATCCAGAGCGTTTGCCGCCTGAGTTAATACCCCCGTCACCGGCGCGTTGCTTATCATGCCGGCAACGGTAATTTTTTTCGGCTGACGGATGATGTGATCTGATATTGGCGACCCGTTTTCTACGGGATTCATTGTCACATCGCGCGTCCACTCATGGGTTTCCTGGTCCAGCGTGTCGAACTCAAGATTCCCGACGCCCGGGTCATTAAGACTGAAGGTGCTATCGCCTGACGAGTTCCAGAGGAAGCCGAGCACATCAGTTGCCATGCTAACCTCCAGTGTTGAAGTTTAATGTGTTACCCAGCGCATTCCATCCGTAGTCACTGAATGCTGACTTGGCGCTATCCTGGAGGAATTTCACCTGCTCGTCAGGCGTTCCGGCAGGCACTGAGATGTTGCCAATATTGACATCAATCTTAGGCCCAGCCGCAGCGGATGGTGGTGGCAGAGAAAGAGATTGGTAACTTGGGAGTAAAGTATTTCCACCTTTTGCGTCCTGATTGAAACCCCTTACCCCTGCAAGCATGTCAGACCACATTCTCGGCACATCAAATGCACCGTTGGTTTGTGCATTTCCCCAGGACGCCCATTTACCCAAGTCCTCAACAAGCCATCCGGCCTTTTCTTTCAACCATGGTCCGAACCTTGTAGTTCCTAGCTTATCACCCCACTCCTGCGCCTTATCCTGGCTGGAGTTAAAGAAGTTGGTAAGGCTTTTGAGGACGTTTAGCGCCCACACGGCCATGTCCTTCATGTCGGTGAGGGCCACTTTCAAAGAGTTGATTGAATCGGTGTACTCAGAAACCGGTCCTATCATGTCTCCCAGAAGCGATTTATTTCCATTTAGCCAGGAGTTTATATCCTCACCAACAAGGAACAGAGCAGCAAGTGCAGCTATCACCAAGAATACAGGGCTTGTGAGTGCGGTAAATGCTGCGGACAAGAGATAAACAGAACCTACAAGGCCTGCTGCGCCAAGAGCTACTCCAAGCAGCTTTACGGCATTCTCTGCGCCACCAAGAGCATCAATAACTGAGTCCAGTGCATACTCGATTTTATCAGCCATCCACAGGAACTTATTTGCCACCCATGTCACAGCTCCACTGCTGCGGTTGAGCCTGTTGATAAACATCGACCATCTGTTATTTACCAGAACAAGCGCCTGACCAATGGTCATAGGCATTTGTTTAAACTGGTCGACGAACTGCGGAAGGACTTTAATCAACCCCTCAGCAAGCATTTTCCCCGTAACCTTACCGGTAGAGATGAAAGCCTTAAGGTTATTGTTCGCCCCTGGAATGGCTTTACCAAGCGCTCTGAACAGGTCAGGAGCCACATCGATAAGCGTGTTCATCTCTTCCATCTGGACAGTTGGAGAACCAATTGCCTGACCAAGCTGGAAGAAAGCCTGTCCCTGCGCAACAGCTGTTGAGCCTGAAGCAGCAAGCGCTATGGATACTGCATCGGTGAGCTGTAAAACCTGCTCCTGGTCTTTATAGAAATCCTGAGTGGCGTTACCAGCCTTGATGTAAAATGATGCATACTCTTCAATGCCCTGCCTTGCTGCGCTTGCCCTTTTAGCCACAGTGTCGAATGCTTCTGCACCGGTAGTGATTGTCTGCGGCAGCATTCCAATGCGAGCCTCCAGAGACTGCATCTCGTCAGCCGTTTTGGCAATGTTTGAGATCGTTACAGCACCGAATACCGTCGCAAGCACACCGCCAAGCGCATTGAATGACTGAATGGTTTTATCCACCTTTCCGTCTACCCTGTCCAGCCCTCGCCCCACACTATCTGATCCGGTAAGGCCGAGGCGGATAAGTAACTCTCTTATGACCATTTACTTCTCCATTGGCGTGTTCAGATAGTCGGTCATCTCTATGAGGGCGTTAAGCTTTAGCAGGTCTTCGCATGTGATAAGGCCTGACTTAACCTCTGCAACCGTACACATATTTCTCATTATCGGACGCCATACCCATAGCTCTGTTTCAACATCTTCCCTTAACTTTCCTGGGTCGCGCTTTTCGCCAGTGACTGAACCCGATTTGCAAGCTCTTCTGGGCTTAACCCAAACAGGGTGAGAACTTTCGTAAAAAAAGGGGTGAAGTTGAGCTTCAGCACTTCCCAGCACAGCTCGAAGAAGTCGAACAGCGTGTCTACGGTGAACACTAGGTTCATTGCGTTAGGGCTGTCGATTTTCTTCTCGTCTGTAACGCTGAATGTTGATGAGTCTCGCAGGATAGGAATGATGACCTCCTCCAGCGTTTTCTCATCGATGCCGGCCAGTAACTGAATGGCGTTTGCATCACCGCCTGAAGCCAGGCCTTTATCAAGCAGCGTTTTTAGTTTTACTAGGTGCTTTGCCGCAGCGAAGGCGTTCATTTTGGCGGCTTTAAACTCTTTGTCACCGATATGGAAGGTTGCGAATTCCTGAGACATATGGACCTCAAAAAAAACCGCCCGAAGGCGGCATTGTTAAACGTTGTTACCACCGAGGGAGAATTTCAGGTCAGCACACTCAAAGGTGTAAATGCGTTCACCAACCTCGTTAGTTGAGAAGGCCACGTCGCCGAGCTGATAAAGCCAAGCCTGTCCTGCTGCAATAACAGTACGGCCAGAGAAGTCAGTTACTGATACCGGATAAACTGCCTTGCCGTCCTGCGTTAATGAATCAAGGTTCATCAGTGCAGATAGTTCATCGTTTGCCGCGGATGTCTGCAAAAGGTGCAGTTCGATCTGCCCACGCTTATCCGTTACTCGCGCGCGACCTACTGAGCCATCGAGGCCAGCGCGTGATTCATAGAAGTTGGCATTCTTACGAGCCGTAATGGAGTCTCCATCACTGAAGCCGGTTAATAGCAGCGGGCCGATAGTGACAAATACTTCTGAGCCGTCATAAGAGCCAGTTAATTCAGCAGCCATAATTAGCCCTCGTAGCTATAGGTAAGTGAGCCGGTGATTTCGACCACCTGGATTGCGCCAGCCAGAAGCGCCACAAACTCGATATAAAGAGTGCGGGTAGCTTTGATATCAGCAGATACGTCGGCTGCATTAGGGTAAGTGATACGGAAGCCAGGGATTGTGTTGCCTTCGCTGTCACGCTCGTCAGGAGCGATGCCGCCTGCCTGTTGACCCTGAATAAGTGAACCGTTCAGGTTGTTGACGATGAGGGCAATACCACCATTGGTATAAGGCACCTTCTTCTGGCGGATCATCAGAGAAGCCATGTTCTTCTGAATGGTGTCTACAAGCCAGTCACGGAATCGCACAACATCAATCCATTCGCCAGAGGCAACCTTGCCTTTGTTAATCAGGTAGGTGTTTTCTGCGTACTGTTCGTAGGCGTTGGCATTCTTCTGGAAGATGTAGCTCTGCTCTGTGTCGCTGAACTTGCTCGGCGTGATAGCTGCCAGTGTTTTAAGTGCCCACGTTTCGCCACCGGGCGCGATGGTGAAGCACCGACCCATCCATGCCATTTCAGGATACTCAGTCGCGGCTGCCTTGTGAGCAATTAGCGCTGTACGCAGATATTGAAGGTCCTGCAACTGCGATGCGATATCGTCATCAGCAGACGTCCAGATATCAGCATTATTGCTGCAAGCGAAGAACAGTTTGGTCTGCGTCTCAGCCCATGCCGCTGCATCCTGAATTAGTGCGTCACCACGTTCTACCAGAGCAAATCCGTACCAGCCCGGGTCTTCCTGCTGAATGGCGTTAAGGTCAGCCTCTAAACCGTCTGCTGATCCTGCGGTTGAGATTGACAGATTGGTCACTGGCTTAACGATGGTTGCTGTCTCAGGAACTTTAACTACCAGGTGTAGCCCTTCAGCATCAGCGGTGCTGGTAAACAACGCATCAACTACAGATTGTGCCGCCAGCGCTGTTTTCAGACCGGTATATACATCTGACGCATCATCACCACTCGCTGCTGTGTACGTTACGGTGGTGCCATTCACGCTGAATGCGAAAATGTTGCCCGTTGTGATCGTCGCGTTGGTTACTGTCAGGTCAACAGAAACGGCGTTTCGGCGACCTACCCATGCCTGATTTGGGCGCGGGGTCTGACTAAATACTGCTGAGAGCGCCTTGAGCGTCTGCGGGTCAAGTCCGTCCTGCTGCGCCGCGCTGTAGCTTGAATATTTACGGATTCGCTCACTGAATGCCGTTGTCGGCGAAACTGCAAGTGGAATGCCGAATGACGCCTTCGCGATACTCGCTGTGTCCAGCGAAATATTCACGTTGGCAATCTGGCTTAGATTTGCCATTGATGAAACTCCGTGTTGATTAGTCGGATGTGACGGCGATAGTGAGGTGTGTTTCTATTCCGCCGATGTCGCCTGTCGCATCAACGGTTTCTATGAGCCCTACGTTATCCGTGTACCTGCCGGTGTAGCGGAATGTAAGGTCTACATTCGCCATCGCTTCGAAGTTTGCTTCATCTCGCAGACCTGTAAGGTCGTTAACCTGGGCGCTGTTTGCGATAATGAATTTTTCTCTGCGCATCAGGTAGCGTGATGTGGTTTTACGGATGTTATTAATCAGATCGTCGCAATGCTCTCGTGCGCTTCCGCCGTACACATTAACCATCACCGTTCCTTCTCTAACGCCGTGTGACGGCATTACACCCTCATCATCTACTTCGCCATGCTCATCCCTGCCTACGGCCGTGCGCGTTGATACACGAAGCGTGGCATAAGGCATAGGGAGCCGGGAGTTATTCTGATTGGCGTAAGCGAGAGGTACGGGTAATAGCTGGGACAAAACACGGTAAGCGGCAGACTCTACAGCATCAGGAACGAAATTCGACACTGTGGTTTCAGCCATCGCGTTTCCTTACCACATAATATTTATAGTGGGGTATGATTCCGTTTTGCCATGGTTCACGGTGCTTAACTTCGTAGTTAAAACCATCAATAACGACAAGTGCAGGCTGAGCCATTGGGAAATCATCAGTAATCTGAAGCTTGGTGTCGCTGTACAGCCGGCGATAATCAGTTAACCTCCTCCCTTCCTCCAGACTCTCAATCTCCTGCGTATCTTTGATGCTTTGTACGCTGAAGTAAGCTGTTGACTCCGTCATTACCCCATCAACAATCACGCCGTTAACCAAAGTCGAAGGCGATGGAGTAAATACCTGATAAGGCCTGCGAAACGGATTGCTCATCTCGATGTTCCATAAGGGTGTATGGCATAAGTAATGCTATTAAGCATCGTGCCCGTATCAACAAGTGGCTTTGAAGACTTTTTCCTGTCTATGGTGTATTCGGCGTTTGGTGCCCATGATTCGTTAAGGATGCTCTCTTTTATCAGTTGGACCATTTTTACTCCAACTGCATTCATAAGCTGGTCTTGATTGATTTTCCCATCAACAATCCCACGCCGCCCCTGATAAAAGAATCTGACAAGTGTCTCCACGTTTTTATCGAAAGCATTTCTCATGAAGGGACGTGATGGAGTTGTTCTGGTACCAAATTCGTTCCAAGTAGCATATTCAGCGACAAGCACTCCATCATTAACCTCCCCTTTTTGAATCCCTGCCACTACCTCAACGGGCTCCAGCTCATTAAGTCCGACCCTTATTCTTCTCCAGACCTCTTTTTTGTCTGTGATTTTTACGGACACAAGCATCCCCCCACGACTCCGCGAGTCATAATCGAGAATCCTGCCCCCCTCTTCTTACGGAGCAGTTGCAGCAGGTTTCCGTATGTAGTCCCGCTGAGGTAACTGGAATCATTTGATACGTTGCCATAAGTGATTGCCAGATCACCTTCCTTGCGTGAGAGGATGCGACCAGACGATGTGGAACCGTTATCAGAGTAACCGCCAGGCGATGCCATGATATGGGCCGCCATTAGAGCCAGAGCTACGTTATATGCGTCTCCGTACTCGTCTTCGCAGACAAACAGTGATGCAAGGTCGATGTAGCCCTGAACAACCTCATCAGGAACAGCCGCAAATTCAGGCGCTAGCTTGCGGAAGATTTCCAGAGGCGTAAGACCTTCAAATGCGGCAATGTTCATTACTTCTTGTCCTTCTCTTTTTTCTCTACCTGACTGGCGGTTACGGCTTCATCTTTGTCAGCGAGTCGCAACTCACCTTTAGTGATGGATGCCTGCACCGTTTTGTTGTCCTTCCAGGAATCGTCGACTTCGGCAGTCTGACCCGGCGCCAGTTTCTGGCCGGCGATGTAATACAGTCGTGCTGATGCGTTGGTAATCTTCATTGGTAATCCTTAAGAAAAGAGGCCGAAGCCTCTTAAATGCCTTTGATGAGATGCAGTGTCAGCGGCAGGTAAACCTGTACGCCGGTAGCGCGGCTGTGGCATGGAATCTTGAACGCCAGGTTGTTAGCCTGAGGTGGCAGTTGTTCGAACGGCTGCGGGATTTCCATGGATGCGTTATCAGCGTTACGCTCCATTACTAGGGCAGCCTTAGTGCCTGCGCCATCGATGTCTTCCAGCTCGTTTACACGAATCCACTGCATACCCGGATACTGGGTGTTGAAGAATGTCATGTAAGACGTGTTGGTGTTTGGCATTGCCTTAGCCAAAATCTTGAACTTGCTTGGCTGAAGGCCAATTACGTTCGCACCATGCAGGCCTTTGGTGATTGTCTCGATAGCAGATACTGCGTCCTCAAGCTCACCAGACGCGATCTCGCCAGTAGTCCAGCCAGCAGAGGTGGTTACTGGGATGTTTGGATGTTCCAGAACGCCGACGATCTGATAATCATCATCGCCGTAGAACGCCAGGTCATTAACCTTCACGTCGTGCGCTCGACGGGCAGCGTTAGCCAGACGAGTTGGCAGATTCTTACCGGTTGCCTGTGATGCTCGAATTTCCATCAGGCTGTATTCGTAGAAGTTACCCAGGCTGAACACCTTGCCGGTTTCTTCACGATAGTTAACGCCGACATTTGGCAGGTCGTCAGAATAGTCAGCGATGATGCGAGCCATGCCTACTGCATCCCATACGCCGTAAGTGAACGTTTTGGCGTATGAAGGGATTTCTGATGTGACCGGGAAGAGAGTGGTCGCAGTCAGTGCAGGGTATTCGACTTCGTAAACCTTGGTTTTAACGTAGTCCAGCTCACGAGCCAGGAAGATTGACTCACCTTCATCCAGTCGAATGCCGTTAGCCGCCGCGCCGTGTTCAATAGCGAACAGGTCCGCTTCGTCGTAATTCATCTGTTCCATTATTGTTCCTTATGCGGTTGGCTGTGTGGTCTGGTTGCGGATTTGAACTTCAGCCAGGTTAACTGTTGCGCCAGCGCTGTTTTTGAAAGTGGTGAACTTACCAGTGAACACCCAGCCAAGAGCCAGAGAGCCACCGGTCGCTGCTACCTTGCCAGCGTCTGCGCCAGAGGTCAGAACGTTAACGCCTGTACCCATGGTTGGTGCTGCTGATAAGGTGGTTACAGCCCAGATTCGGCCCCATGTCATCACGTTGACGGCATCGCCATCTTCATACTGACCGGTTACACAGCCGTAGTGGCTGAAGCGGCAGATACCCATCAGGTTTGCTGCATCGCCAGCCGCAGATACCTGTTTAACTACGTGCTTGTCGTTAGCCACTGATACGCGAGCTACCACATAGCCAGGCCTGATAGCGCCTTGTGCTGCGTTGCAACCGTCTGTGATTTGATGGGTTGAATCTGAACGCATGCCGGGCATTGCGATCTGCATGTCGTTATCGTAGGAAGTCTGAACAGGCATTATGCTGTCTCCTTTTTGCCGTGCAGGCGGTCGAGGTATTTTTGGCGAGCAGCAGCAGAGCCTTTTGGTTCAGCGGAGTCATCGCGGGTTTGGGCTTTGTCCTGATTGACGATTTTGCGCTGCTGCTCCATAGGTGCTGACTCAATCGCCATGTCGAAAGCGACATTGATGTAGGTGTCGTCTTTGCCGTCGAGCTTGATAGATGGCTTCAGCTTGGCTACAACCGCTTTCTTGACGGCAATATCATCCAGGCCATCACACTTGATGCCGTGCTTCTCTGCTTTTGCTTCGAGTTCTGTGCGAGCTTTAATGGTTTTCTCTGCATCTTCGCGAGCGTGCTTCAGCTTGTTTTCAAACTCTGCTGCGTCAGCTTTCAGAGTGTCGCGCTCTGCTGTGATGGTGGAGATGGTTGTTTGCGCTTCGGACAGCTTGGCATTAGCGTCCTCTGCATCCTGTTTAAGGGCGTTGAACGCCACGACGACTTCAGGAGAAGCATCGTACTCAAGCCCGTTGTCGAGTCGCAATTTCTGCATTGTTTTACCTTTTGGTTGGTTGTCGTCATCGTCTAAGGTGATTTCTTCATCACCGTCGAGATTCAGTGTTGCTACATCACCGGCCCGGGCTTTAGATACGAGGGCGAGATGATTGATGCGAATGTTTCGCTGGACTGCGTCATATGGCTGACCATTCCATTCGCCTGGAGTCTCATCGAGGTCGAGTCGGTAGCCGAGGGATAGTTGCTTTGTCCTGCCGCTGGTTGCTGAGTTAATGGCGTTCTCGTCATACACCATGATTGGTACTTTGACGTTTTCACCATCCTGCCTGCCTGGCTCAAGCATGGTTCCGACCATGTGCTTTTTAGCGTTGCGGGAATTAACCGCCCCCGGGTGACCGATAGTGATAGGCTTGCCTTTGAAGCTAGCCAGTGAGTCAGCGTTGAATACTTCTTCAGGTGGGCGTAGCTCGCGACGCACTGAGCCATCTGGATTTCGGTATAACTGGATTCCAACGCGACCTACTACCGGAACGTCCTCCAGATAGCCATCCTCGTTTACGGACGCACGAAGCTCTCCCACATCGAAGCGAGATACTGTTTTCATGTTTTGCCTTATTTATTCGCCGATATCGAAAACTGAACCAGACCAGTCGGGCTCTGCGTAACATCGACACCGAACAGGTTGCCCGGGATGTCCATCAGGCGGCGGCTTGCTCCACTTGTAGGAATTTCCCTCTCGCGCTCTGTGCTCTGGCCTCTCGCGTTCATCAAGTACGCCTCGCCATTTGTAGCCTGTTACCCCGGCATCGGCCTGACGCTGCTTTGTGAGCGCTGAATTAGCCTTGCCTATCTGGTCAACTGCAATCAGCTTTGCGCGCCTCTCAGTGACGCCATAGCGCTCCTGAATCTGCTTCTTGATTGTGTCAGCGCTTGAGCCATTCATTACACCGCGATGGATGATGCCTTCCATGTCCGCCAGTTCGTCAGCAGGTATGGACTTAATCAGCCTGATGTTCTCTGATACCCATAACTCCTGCATCTCTCTCAGCCATGGCTCTGCGCGATAAGCATCTACGCCAAGTACACCCGATGAGACGGGAACAGTTGTCTGTCCGGCAATAACAGCCTGCGATGGTGGGATGTCATAGCCGGTTCCGCCCTTCACAACCAGCCGCCATTGCTTGTCGTTAAACTGGCTCGTTAGCGCGAAGAATGTCGGGAGGCGTTCAATTACTGGCTGGAAGATGCGGTTGCCAGCGTTGCGGAGATAAGCCAGTACAGCCGACATATCGTCCTGCCAGCCATCGAACCGGATATCGCCATATGCTGAGTTTATTTCTCTGTTGAACTGCCTGGTAGCCTTTACAAGCGCGTTGGTGTAGTCGCGTTCTATGCCGTAGGGATGAAGCCAGACTTTAGCCATTGCTCATCTCCGGATAGACGTAGCCTCCACGTTTTTTCAGTGTGGCGATACCTTCATCGTTGCTAACCCACCCAAGCTGCGAATAGCGTTCATCAGCCTGTGACCATTGGTTAGCCGTCTCTGCCTGCTCTTTCTCTGTTGGTACTGAGAGAGGATTGAACTTAATCGTCCAGGTTTTATCAGTGGTGAGGAAGTTGACTACCTTTTCAATTGCAGGTCTCGCCTCATCCTTTTGCTTGCGTCCAATCAGTTGCTTCCATGACTCAGGAACGGTGGTTTTATCCGCTCCCTGACCTGATGGCGTTTTGGTGAACAGGATTTGCTCATCGATGCCGGTCAGCGCTGATATGCGTAACTGCTTCCGGTCCTGTACATCGACTACGCCCTCCAGAGAGCCGTTAAGCAGCTCGTACTTCTCCGTGTTCGCGTCCACGCCGATGGTATTGCCGTTGCTGCATGAAGTGGTCAACAAAAACTGGCCACCGCGTTAGAGTTTTTCCAGTATCGGTTTTCTGATTCGTTTGGCGTTAACCCACCATTATATTCGTGCGGTCTTAGTGCGCTGTAATATCCAACGATATAGTCCGTTATTGCGTGAGCTGCATCGCTGAAGCTTACATAGCCCGTCGCCGGCACCCATTCGTTCTTCAGACTCCTGAAGAAGCGCTCCATTGGGCTGTTATCCCAGCAGTTTCCACGCCGACTCATACTCTGCCTGATCCGGTATCGCCACAGTAACTGCCGGAACTGCCTGCTCGTATAATGGCTGCCTTGATCGCTGTGGAACATCACCCCGACGGGCTTACCACGGGTTTCCCATGCCATTTCCAGTGCTTTCATGGTGAGCCTGCTGTCCGGCGAGAACGACATGGCCCAGCCCACTGGCTTTCTTGCGAACAGGTCGAGAACAACGGCGAGGTACGCCCAGCGCTTACCCGTCCAGATATAGGTCACATCACCGCACCACACCTGATTTGGTTCCGTTACGGCGAACTGTCGCTCAAGATGATTCGGGATAGCAACGTGCTCATGACCGCCACGCTTATACCGGTGAGTCGGCTGCTGGCAACTGACCAGCCCCAGCTCTTTCATGAGTCTGCCAGCAAGCCAGCGCCCCATTTGGTAACCTCTCTGGGTTGCCATTGTGGCGATGCTTCTTGCTCCGGCAGAGCCGTGGCTGATGCCATGCAGTTCAAGTACCTGACTGCGTAATACAGCCCGTCTGCCGTCTGGCTTTTCAGGACGGTTTTTCCAGTATTTGTAGCTGCTGCGATGAACCCCGAACACATGGCAGAGAGTGGCCACAGGATAACGCGCCCTGAGTTTCCCGATTATCGAGAACTGTTCAGGGAGTCTGACATCAAGAGCGCGGTAGCCTTTTTTAATATTTCATTTTCCATTTCAATACGTTGTAGCTTTTTCCTGAGCTCACGGATTTCAATTTGTTCCGGGGTAATGGGGGAGGCTTTTGGTGTTTTGCCCTGCCGTTCATCACGTAATTGTTTCACCCATCGCGTCATTGTGGAAAGGCCGACATCCATAGCGCTGGCTGCATCTGCCACGGTGTAGTTCTGGTCAACGACCAGTTGAGCGGATTCGCGTTTAAACTCTGCGCTGAAATTTCTTTTTTTCATTATGACACCTGTGTTGTTCTGAGGTGAGCATATCACCTCTGTTCAGGTGGCCAAATTCAGTAAACCACTTCACTCTCCGTCGAACACATGACATCTGCTGGCGTGAACGTAGTAAGGCGTTCCTGAGATAGGGTTGATCTGGTACTGAGTTATCTCTCCGTACGTTGCGCTTTCAGGGTTAGTATCGCGCAGGAAAGGCTGCACCTGATATCGGTCATAAACACGGACAAACTCAAGTTCACCCTCGCCTATTGGTGACTGAAGGTCTTTGCCATCATTAACGCCGAATAGCATCAACGAGCCGCCATATAAGCGAGCCCATGCCACTGCGTCAGTAAACTGCTGAGTGAGGTTCAACTCGTCCCAGCGCGACTTAATCTCCGGCTCGTTGTTCGCGCCATCTACAGAGAAGCCGGCACGAAACATTTCATCTGCCACCACATCGATAATACGGCGACCCAGTCCGTCACCGAGATAGATGCTGTCGAGAGTTGCTTTGGTTAGCAGGTGAGCTGTACGGATGCGGCTGTAGGCTGACCTGTCACCGCCCGTTCCGATGTTCATGAACACGTTTTGATAACTGTCCATGTTCATCTTTTTGTCGATTTTCTTTTGCTGCCTGTTGTTGCGTTTAGCCATTGCCTCACCTTAACTGGCAAGGGCTTTGAGCCTCGCCAGAGCATTAGAAGTTGGCGCAAAGGCCATAATTAAAGAGTCGGCCATGTTTGGCGACGGGATGCCGCGTTTTTTCATGTCCTTTTTGCTCTCTACCTTTACCCTGCCGTTGTTGTCGTAATCGACGCGTGGGCGTGACAGTTCTGCCTTGAGGTATTCGAGATTTTTGATGTCAGATGAAAGGCTGATGAGTTGGTCGTCAGGGAACGTCTCGCCATGCTCTATAGCTCGCCAGGTGTTATAGAAACGATTTCTCACTCCCCACCATGCCTGAGCCTTAAGGTTCGCGAACATGTCTTTGTTGGTCTTTCCTGGCTGGTATTCTCGGTCTGGCTCAAAAACTGCCGCCGCCGCATTGAATCCCTCTACCTGGCTTCTGGCGATGCGGTTTAATTGCGCCTTCACGCCAGCGCCAACCCCTATCGAGTCGTAAATGACCTTGTCTGCGGCAATGGAGTCTGCGTACTGATTAACCCTGTTAGCAGACTCAATGACATCGCCTCGACTCCACTCCTGAACATCCTTAACTACTGAGCCATGAGCCATAGTGATCGCGTTGCTATCCTCGCCTTCATCGGCAACGTCAAAGCCGATTCTCTTAGCGCCAGATGCCTCAAAATTGAGCTTAATGTGTGCATCTACCGCTGCTGCTATCCAGGAAGGCTTAATAATGGCTAGGTCGCTATCTGCTACCGGCTGCCCTTCCCAGATATGCTGATATAGGTCGAAGTCCTTACGCTTGCACTCCTCCATTTCGAGGCGCAATACATCTGGGAAGTGAGGGTTATCGTTCCAGTTAACCGTCAGCAGGCAAATATCATCAGGAGGGTTGATGACGAATCTTTGGTGAGTATCGTCTAGAATGTTCTTTGGGTTGTAGCTTACCCATATTTCAGAGCCAGGCTTTCGAATCGTAGGAATGAGCACATCCCAGCTGGCCTTTGTTACTGCCTCAGCCTCTTCTACCCAGCATATGTCTATGCCTTCCAGGGATTTCACTTTCGTGATGTTGTTTTTAATCCCGTAAAACATGAAAAGGCTGTTCGTCGCCAGGTGGCGGATATAGACCTTCTGTATTTCGAACTCGTGGTTATATCCCTCACGCTCTATCGTGTCGGCGATAAGCTGAATAACGGAGTCAGCGATGCTTGCCTGAAATTCACGAGCACAAAGGAATCGGTACGTACCCCTGCGGGATATCTCAACGAGTAGCCGGGCGATAGACCATGACTTGCCGCTGCCTCGACCGCCCTTTGCCACCTTGTAGCGATGAGGTTTAATGAACGGCTTGAATACAGGGTTAAGTTTCGTCATCTTCAAAAAGTTCCGACAATGGCTTTGTGGCCGTAATCGTAAGCTTCGACTCTTTCGGAGGTTCCCATCCCTGCAACTCTGCAAGTTGCTTGATGGCAGCTTTCGGATCGTGAAGCTTGATTGATATTCCTCGCTTACCCGCCGTGAGCTCTGATATTGCTGATAACGATCCAGCGCTCTGCAATGCTGAATCTTTAAACTTCCAGCCAGCCTGAATGATTGGCTTGCCATTATCGTCTGTGCCGAGCTCTACCTCGCTAAATTCAACCATCTCATGCAAAGATGCCCTTCCCATCACTGAAAGCCGTTCTAGGGCTTCCTGTCGCGTCATAACCGCGTTTGTGATGGCTTCCTTGTTCATCTCGTCGATAAATGCCTTTACCTTAGGATTGGTTAGGATTTCACTCGCACACGCACTGGCGGTTTCATCTTTCTTGGCCTTACCACCGGCTTGTTTGTACGCATCAATTTGGCTAAGCCCCTTTACGATGCCTAACGCAAACTTCTGCTGTAGTTTTGTCAGATCATCGAATAGGGCTTTCTGGTATTCAGTTAGCTCCATGTCGATTCCTTGTGGTTGTCATCATCGAAGCCCCTAGGAAGGAGCTTCTGTAATGGCTACTTCACTGTTTCGATGGTCGATCCGTGAGAGTTCATCACGTAAACCTGGTCGCCCGGATAGATGAACTGGTAGCGGATGCCATCAAATGCTTTCTGCTTTGCATGCTCAGGACTCTCAAAGTCTTCGATAAGAACAGCAATAGCCTGGTAATCTAGTACCCCCTCTCGCTCACTGACGATTAGCTCCTCTTCCTGCAATGCATTTTTGCACTCTGCATCTGCATAAACATCAGGTAGCCAAATAGCAAAGTCAGGGCTTGAGTGGTAATCAATCAACTTAAGAATATCTTCAAATCTTTCGGAGTCTGGTCGCGCTACCGTGAATGTCGGCAGCTCGCAGATATGGGTTACACCGTTGATGATGGTTTTCACTGTGAACATGGTTACTTCCTTCTTCGTCTTCTGGTTACTACAAAAAAGCCCCGCGGATGCGAGGCTGTGAGAATTTGCTACGTTTAAAGTCCAGAGGAGAGACAGTGTCAGAACCTCAGGGATGAGGTTCTATTTCCCCTGGGTCTGCTTATCCCACTCCTCGCGGAACCTGGATGGGTTTTGACTTCCTTCTAATGACATGATCACCTCACTTTAAGCACTGCTCTTTGATGTAGTCCTGCAAATAGCCGACCTGCTTTGTCACTGTGACGATTCGCTCTCTGAGGGTGAAATAATCCCGTTCAGCGGAGTCAGTAAGTCGGGGGCCGGAAGCATCGCCCAGGCCGCCGGAGCTGGTCGTTCCGTTCGCGGGACAGCTTGCGTTGAGCTGCAGCCGCTTACGGCCAGCAATGACATCGCTATGCAGACGCTCAATGGTTTCTTTCGCATCAGCCAGTTCTCCGGTGTATTTGGCATCCAGCGCAGCTGCATCGCGCTGGCGGGTCTGCATGTCTTTGATGGTAGCGTTCGCCAGGCTGAGCTTCTCAGTGGCTTCATCGCGCTGGTCTTTGTAGGTGATGGCGTTGTCGCGGTAGTGGTTAATCGCCCAGGCCATGGAAACCAGCAGGCAGATAACGACAGCGCAGATGATTGCTGTTAATCGGCTCATCGCTCATCCCTTACGGATTGCTGAACTTTGCCTACCAGTTGCGTATGCGAACCTACTTCAGAAATGCCGATACCGCTTATGCCGATGTATTCCTTCCCGGTTTGCTGATCCTGAATGAGGTATACGCCACGCCAGTTATCGTAAGCCAGGGTATCCCTGAACTCTGACATTTTGGTCACCTTAATGCGGTCTGCGTCAGAGGACAGTTGAGAGGAAACAGCCATTGTTGATTTTGCTGGCTCAGGGCCACGATCACAGGCCGTAAGCATGAATAAAGCTACCAGTAATGCCACTCTCATTTTTGGCTCCATTCGCATACTTCACGCTCAATCTCGCGTCTGGTAATAAGCCCCTTCCACTGCTTGCCACCGGCATACGTCCAGCGCTGCAGTTCTTTGCATGCACCTGGTACATCACCGGAGTTAAGCTTCTTCAGCAGCGTCGAGCTGGCAAAAGCACCAGAGCCAACGTTGTAGGTAAAGGAGTAAAGCGCTGCACGGGTAGGCTCAGGGATACGAACCTTGATCAGCGGGTCGATAGCATTTGCCACCTTTCGCAGATCGGCCTTCAGCAGGTTGTCGCACTCTTTGTCGGTGTAGCGGTGACCGCGGCGGATGTCCGCTCCGGTGTGCCCATCGCAAACAGTCCAGACGCCGACCACATCCTGATAGACGTAATAGCGCCGTCCTTCCAGCCCGTCGGCATTGCCCAGCATTACTGCAGCAATGGTGATTGCTCCGGATCCGCCAACAATGGCACCCACCAGTTTATTCCTGAGTGTCGGGTTCATCTCGGCTCCTGCTGCGGCGGTTGTCTTCGCGGATCTTGAAATATAGATTCGTCAGATACGTCAGTACGGCAATGATGATACCCACCAGCACGCCGATAGCGTTCCACTGCTCGGGGCTGTAGGCATTAAGCATGCCGTTTAGGATGCTCCCGGCTGAAGCGCCATAGGCAGCACCAGTGGTTATTTTTTCCATGCGATACATGCTCTCACCTCGCGTAGTTAGCGGGTGCTGTTCGTGTAGTGGGAAAGGCCGTCAGACACGATAGCTACGGGGCATCTGGAATTGATTGTCTGCGGCCTGAATAAAAAACCCGGCGACAAGCCAGGAAGATGAGGGTAAGGCAATGTCGGCTCTCTGGCCTAATGGTCCCAGGTAGTGGGTTCTGGTGCCGGGCAAAGGAATCGAACCTCTGACGCGCAGCTTACAAGGCTGCCGTTCTGCCACTGAACTAGACCGGCGAATTTGGCGGGACAGGAAGGATTCGAACCTTCGACCATTCGGTTAACAGCCGAACGCACAACCGCTGTGCTTCTGACCCTGAAACGAAAAAGCCCAAGGCGTTAACCTCGGGCTTGAATTTTTTTGCTTCGGAACGACTGAACGGATTCCCAGCGTTAGAGATGAATCTATCCAGTTTTTCCGCGAAATGCAATACCTATTTCCTATATATTTTCAACATTAGGGAAAATTATTTTCATCTCGTTACTTTTGAGAGAATGGAATCAGCCATAGACTCCTGTTTATGGCATTCGGCGACCAACTCCTCAAATAGCGGCTGAAGTTGCTCATATGCCGCCGTTTTCTTTATCTCCGCAACAGTATTAACGCCCTCAATTACCGTTGAGAACTTAAGCCTGGCGTAACCTCTACCACCGCAGCGGTCGCAGGCTTTCATTACTGGAACGCCCTGGCGATCGCTTTCTGCCTTGTCCAGCACCTTACCTTTGCCATGGCAGCGACACGAATTGCTGATAACGCCTTTTCCGTTACACGGCTTGCATTTAACTCGCACCACCTCACGCGCCTGTGTCCAGCTCTCCCAGTCGCTTGGGCGAACGGCACGCGACATTTTCGACCAGTAAGGCGGTTTCCCCCATGGGTATGAGACCTTGTTGGTAAACACTTGCGCCTCTGTAAATCCGCCACCATCACAGCAATCACATTTTCGAGTGCTGGCAGCACTTCTTGAATAATCCTGGTATGCAAAAGCGCAGAGAACCTTAAGCACGCCTGACCGAGCTGATTCATCGAGTTCAGACAGTGCTCTGAATTTACCTGATAACTTACGTGCCTGCTCATAGAGTCTCTCCAGTGCTATATCTGGGCTGCTAATGCCGATTTTCGAGAGGTAAAGATCGAAACCAAACCCGCACTTGTGGCCAGCAAGGCCAAGCGCCGCCATAACGTCAGTGCCGGTGAGACTGTCTGATGAGGTTGCGCGAGGAGAGTCACTGAACATCGGTGATTTAGGCGCAAAGTATTTAGCGATTGATTCGAGGTTCATTATGCGGCTTCCTTATGTGGCTGATTGGTTTTGTTCTGGCTGTGCTTTGCTACTGGTGGCATGCTGGCGCGCTTAACGCTTTCTGCCTGGTACCGGAGGAAGTCGGTGTGGTTCATGCGGCCTCCTGTCGGCGGGCCCGGCGTTTTTCCAGCGCGCGGGCCTTACGGGTGAAGATGGATTTGATGCGTTGCAGGTATTGGATGTCGAACCGGCGGACGGAGTTATCGTTGTTTATCGCCTCAACTTTTTCGGCGCCGATGCGCTCAATTAGACCCTGCTCGAAAGCCTTTTGCGCACCGTCCCGATCCCGGTTGCAATAGACACACTGGGCAGCGGTATTGTGAAGGTTGAAAGCCAGGTGCGCCGCTGCGCCGCGGGTGCGGTAGTGGCCGCAGTCCATGGTTCCGCCAAACTTCTGCTCCGGCATCCTGCCGCAGCTGATGCATGGCTTACCGGCATCCCTCAGACGGACGTACCGGTTGAAAGCTGTCTGCGCTTCAGATCTCCACTGCGGTTTCGTTTTTAGCGCCACCTTTCTCGCTTTCAGATCCCGGCGTTCCGCGCGCTCTTTCTCTTTGCGCTCCTTGATGCGCTTAGCCGCGGATTTCACCTTCTCCTTCTCGCGTTCTTCCATTGCGAGGATTGCGCCGTGCTCCGGGCTGCACCAGCGGATCCGAATGTCGTGAAATTTCGGCACGAAGTATTCGCCGCATACTTTGCACTTACGGCGGGATGGTTTACGCATGGTTCCTCCGAGCCGCGAGACGCAGCCATTTCTGATCCACCAGACGGGCGGTGTAGTCCTTGAAAGTCGGGATTTCGGACGGCTTAACCGCGGCCTTACGCTTGCGGCGCGCCGGAACGCGGAAGATTTCGTTCGTGATGACGCGGGAAAGTGGAGTAGACATCAGGCCTCCTGCTTATCGCGCAGTTGCTGGTACTCGCAACTTTGGGGAATGGTCAGGTGACAGCCAATGTTCATCGCCCAGGCTTCGACCTTGCACAGGAAGATGTACATTTCGCCCGTTTCCAGATCAGACGTATGGCGGAGGGATTGGACGGTGGTGACCTCGCCGGACACGACGTCTACCCGATCCTTGCTTTCGTAGCCGAGATACGTGTGCTTCATCGCGTCTTTAACCCACTCGGGTGTAGCGAAGGTCTTTCCGCGGGCGATGAGGTACTCGCTGATTTCCGTGTACCACATGTGGCTGAGCGCGTTCTGCGACAGGCTGCGCTTCTCGCGCCACGGTTTCACCTGCAGGCGGAAGCACTGCCCGGCATCCAGCAATGGCTGAATCTGCTGGCCTATGGCCGCGAAATTACCGCGATGGAGTTTGATCCCGTCTACTGGAAGAGTCATACGGCCTCCTTAACGGAAACCGCAGAATGCAGAAAATCGCAGGTGCATTTCTGCATCTGTGACAAGGTGAGGAGTTCAGATTGTGGTCGCATTTAAGTCCCCTTAAATGCGCAGAAGTCACCGGAGTTGTTCAGGCTCCGATGACATGATTATGGACGGTTGATTCAACAAAATCAACGCGAGAAAAAGGCCTCCGGAGAGGCCCTGGCTGTCGATATGGGGATTCCCATTTCGCTTGTATGGTAGCTATGGTTTGAATCTATGCTTAGTTAACCTCGCCCCCAGTTCCCACTCTTCCATGGCCACAGTCTTACCCTTCCTGATTTGGCTTTCTACCTCCTGCTGCGGCGCTGCTGGATACGCACTACCTTCCTGCCCTGGCTCATTACTTCCGGTGCATGCATTACGGTGGTCATTGGCGTGCGGGCAGCGTTTGTTGCCGCATTCAGGGCAGACGACAAAGCGGCTATCACTAAAAGTCAATGGGCGGCAGGTTAGGCATGAGCAACCCGGAATCACCGGAGAGTTGCCGCTCACAGCCTCCTGAAAGCGTCCAAGCTCCACATACTCCTGACATGACCACCCGCCATCAATAAAATCGCGAGCTTCAACAGCGTCGAAAGTGAACGATGTTTCACCGCCAGTTGGTGAGGTTAAGCCGTACAGGTCTGCTACCGGCTTAAACTGTGTGGCTGGAATATTTTCCGGAATATTTTGCGGTTCGTTTTGTGGTCGATCGGCACCCTGAAGCATGGCGGCGCGGCTGGCGTTCAAATCACCGTAAATCTGACCGATGAGATTAAACCCCTCCATTGGCCAGTCAGTCGGAGAATAAGCAACTGCTCCATCTTCGGCCACGAATAAAAAACCAACTGGTTTCAAATCTGGCACAGATACCGGCGCTGGCGGGGCAGAGTACAAGCGAGTTCCATCCTTGAAGTTTTCCCAATCAGCCTGACCATCAGCGGCTATGCACACCACCCTTGCTTCCGGGTGGCATCCGCAATCGTCATATTCTCCAAGGACGACCTCGCCAACAGCCTCCGCTTCGAGCGATGCCAGCGCGATACGAAATACCTCAGCGGTTAGACTGCGAGATGACTGATTATCGTGCGCCGGGTCGCTAAGGAAGCCAGTAATAAATGCCTTCAATTGCTGATTGTGAATCTCGCGTTTGTCGATGTTGCTCATTGGGCGGCCTCCTGGCTATCTGTGAGCACTAAGCGCCCATCACAAAGCGCCTTGATGATTTCCTGATACTCCCACCCGAAGTACATGCTCTCGACGTAGACACGCAGAGGTGGATAATCATGCTGCTTACGGCGAATGAAAGCCTCCGCTGCTTCACGGGTAAGGTGGGCGTTGATGTTCTGCCACTCTTTACAAGTTCCGCAGACAGTGTGGCCGTCAAGGTCAGCCAATACTTCCCACTGAGCGTCTTCGTCGAGATCGGTAAATGCTGTATCGCACTGGTCAATGCAGAAGGCGTTTAACTCTTCCTGCTGCTGTTCATCCAGATCGTCCCAATACTCTTGCGGGCAGTCCCATTCGCATTCATCGAAATGGACTATCTTCGATTCGCCGTACTCTTCTGCCAGGCCATAAATGGTTGCCTGCTTCTGAACCATGAAAATTGGGTCAGCTGTGGCATGGCGGTTTACCCCCTCGCCGCGATGGTGATACTTCAAACGTTCAATGAAATCAGCGAAAGTTTCCGGCGTTAATTTCGCGCCGTCTGCGATAGAGTTGCTCATGACTGCACTCCTTTGCGAAGCTGGGCTGCGAATCGTTCAGCATCAACAGCACTGCCGCAATATGCAGCGCGAGTCATGGAATCCAATTCGTCGCGGTTCTTTCTGACGTATTCCTTCTGGCTTTCAGCAAACATCTCCACCCCCTGCGCCCGCACTTCAGCCAGGAAAGCGTCTGTCGCCGGGGTTTCATTCAGAGCGCGGCATACATCATCGTGGCAACTGTCATGCTCAGTTCCACAGCATGGGCATACAGTGAAACCATCACTATGCTCACTGATAGCCGACTTCAGCCCCGCATTCTCCGCAGCCAGCGCCGCGAATGTGGTTTCAACTACGTTAAGCAGAGTCGTAACTTCTGCCGGCGACATGTGCTCACCACAATCGGCATTCATCCTGGCGTTTTTAACCAGATCTTCGTATTTGTTGCTCATACCCCTACTCTCCCCCAAACCATCAATACTCGCTTCATCGCCGCGCTGTTTCGGCACTCCTGGCAGATCACGTTTGTCTCTGTGCGCTGCACCAGCTTCGAATTTCCGTTTGGCATCGCCGGTATGGTTTCCGGTGCGTACTTCATGCCGTAGCTGGTCAGCCGATACAGCCGCTGGCCATGCTTGCCTTCGAACTCGATCAGGCCGTCTGCAAACAACGTGCTTAACGGGCCGGAAATCTTTTTGGTGGTCATGCCGATCATGGTGGCAATACGCCCACTGTTCAGGCCCGGGTTATTACGTAGGGCTGCAAGAATCTGCCCACGAATTGTTATGGTCATGCTGCCCCCTTAGAACGGTAAGAATCCCACGTGAATGACAGAGTGCACCCGCCGCCATCGCTCATGCGATCAAGAACGCGTTCGCCGATGAATGCAGCCAGTTCTTCCCGGGTCTGGTTGCTGATCAGGATGGTTGGCTTCATCCGCTCATAACGGGTGTTGATGATTTCGAACATGATCAACTTCTCGGCGTCGCTTCCGAACTGCACGCCGACCTCATCGATAATCAGCAGGTCGGGCTTCGTGAAGTAACGGATAACTTCGTCTTCAGTACGGCTTGACCCCTTCGACCAGGTTGACTTGTACTCCCTGGCAATTTTCAGCGCGGTGGTGAACACAGCTGAGCTTTGGTGCTCGGTGATTGCATGCCGGGCGATAGCCAATGCGAGGTGGTTCTTGCCAGTTCCAGGCTTGCCACACATCACCAGGCCGCCACCCTTCTGCAAACGCTCAGGCCAGCGACTGGCGTATGCCTGACAGACCTTCAGGGCGCGTTTCGCTTCTTCGTTCACCGGTTCATAATTCTCCAGTGAACAGGATTCAAACCTGGCCGGGATGCTCAGTCCATCCAGCAGGCGCTCGATGTTTCTTTTGCGGGCTGCTTCGTTGATGCTAATTCTTTCCGCCTGCAAGCGGCCTAACTCCTCTTTGAGGCATTCAGGGCAGCAGCTTGGGCGCGGGGGAATTTTCACGACTGAGTTTAAGAAATGCCTGGTCCTGCATTCAAAGGGGCCATGCGTTTCGCAGTTCTCGGTGCTGATAGTTAGCTCGATATCTTCATGCTGAACTGGCGGCTGGCTCAGCTCAGCAATGCGTTTCTCAAGTTGATTGATTTTTTCATCCAGCGTCATGATCAGTCCCTCGCCCATGCAGGAATTTCAGTCTGGCCGTAGTCTTTGCCAGCAAAGTTCTCAGATACGCGAGACTGCGCGCGAGGCGGCTGCTTGGCTGTCTTTGGCTCAAACAAACCCTGCCAGCCATTCGCGATGCTCTGGTTGATGATTTCTTCAGGCTGGTATCCGCTGCACTTGCAACGCTCAAGCAGGTTGATGGCCTGGGTTACCGTCTGCTGAGACTTAATCGGTTTCTTCAGGTCGCGACGATAATCGACCCATGACTTCCAGACTGAAACTGACAGCCATTCAGGAAGGTCAACACCAGCCGGATCGAACGAAGCCGGTTTGGGGGATTTAGGGGGTTTATTAATATTGTCTTTATTGTCTTTTGTAATAGTGTCTTTTGTGTGTCCCCATTTTGGTGACAGGGTTGTCACTGTTTTGGTGACACTTTTTGTCACCACCGTAGGGACACTGTCACTACCATGGTGACAGTCACTACTATGGTGACATTTTGGCGCAGGCTTAGTGCCCGGAATTACCCATTCACTCAGGTTTTTGTTGGGCCCGATCAGCATGCCGTCGGACACCAAAACATTCATCGCAATGAGTTCGTTTTTGGCAGCGTTAACCTTCTGGCGAGGTAGTCTGGTCAGCTCAGAAAGTTGTGAGTCTGCTATGCGGTCCATCTTCTTGTTGAACCCATAGGTTTTGCGGCAAACAGCATGAGCTACCTTGGCCTGATTTTTGGTCAGGTTCGCGCCGATAAGCTCCTCATACAACTCGTTTGCCAGACGGGTGTACCCATCGTCTGTATCGGCCACGCGTTGCTCCTGTATTCCCGAAACTACAGCGGGAAAGTTGAGAATTTCTGCGGTGTTTGACATACTTACTCCCGTTACTTGGCGTAACACAGTGTGATAAGGGCCTTTGAAGTTACCGCTTCAAGGGCTTTTTCTTTTCTTGTGCCTCTCATATAACCCCCAGCATCGATGTAACCATCGTCATCAGCGGTCCTACCTGCTCCGGCATGAGGCGGAACAGCGACGCTATACCCTCGCTTACCTCTTTCAGCTTCTGATGCTCTGGAGCGTCCAGCAGCACGGCCTGTTTAGCCTCAGCGAGTTCTTTCTCGGCTTCAGCCAGACGAGACATTTTGCAATCGGCACCGATAAGGCGAGTGCGATACTCAACAGGCAGCACGGCCATGATTGCGGGCGTCAGCTGGCGCACGTTCTCGCGGTACTGCTCGGAGTCGAAGCGATTATCCAGGAAGCGAAACAGTTTCTGGCGCGCCCGGCTGATGTCTTCCGGAAAGCTGATGGCGGTACCGCCCTGCTCCCGGTATTCGTTGATGATCAGCGCCGAAACGACGTCCTGATTGTCCAGCGCCGACGACCATGCCCGGACCGCATCGCGGATCTTTTCGTGGTCTGGCGCCGCTTTAGCTTGAGCGCGGTTTATCATCGCTCCCGGGTGGATTCCGGTATTGTGTTGATACGCAAGTGAATGCATTGCTTTCCCTTTCGTGGTTAGGGCCGCCAATCAGGCGGCATTATTTTTTGGTGGGAACAACGCATCGAGAGATGTATTGCTCCCCAGCTTATTCATCGCATCAACCAGGCGGCGGCACGAATCCAGGTCTGGTGCTCGTATGCCAGCTTCATAGTTAGCAAGGCGGGACTGGTTCCAGCCGCACGAACCTGCTAACTCTGATTGAGTGATGCCAAGCTTCTTACGTTCGTTGGCGATATTGTTCATGCTGATCCTTTCAAGAATGGTCACTCAGCATCATTAAACACAATTCGTGATTATTAATCAACACAATTCGTGTAAAGCTTTTTAACACGGCGCGTGATACAAAATGAGAATGAATAGAATCGAAGATATAGCGGGCCGCATTAAGCGACTTCGCGAAGATAAAGGGCTGTCACAAAAGGCTCTCGCAGAGCTTTGCGGGTGGGCCTCGCAGTCACGCATAGGGAATTACGAATCAGGCACCAGGAGCGTTAGCGTTGATGATGCAACTGTAATAGCTAAGGCGCTGGGGGTTGCGCCTGCCGAGCTGCTTTTTGGCGATGACTACAAAGGCCCTTACAAGCCAGGTGATAAATACCCAGTTATAAGCAAGGTGCAGGCAGGAGCATGGTGCGAAGCTGTTGAGCCGTACACCCTTAAAGATATCGACCTTTGGCTTGAATCAGATGCTCACATTCAGGGGGAGGCGTTCTGGCTGCAGGTTGATGGTGACTCAATGACGGCGCCAGCTGGCTTGAGCATTCCTGAAGGAACCTTTGTCCTCTTCGATACTGGTCGGGAGGCGATCAACGGAAGCTTGGTAATAGCAAAGCTATCCGATTCTAACGAGGCGACTTTTAAGAAGCTGGTGATCGATGGTGGGCAGAAGTACCTGAAGGGCCTTAACCCGCAATGGCCACTCGTGCCGATTAATGGTAACTGCCGGATTATTGGGGTTGCTGTAGAGACAAAGTTGCGTTTAGTTTAAATGTGCTAAATATAAAATGCACAGACTATTGATTCAAATAGTAATTTCAGAATGCCGTGCAAACAATATCATACATATTTGAGACTTCTTCCTGTTGACATTTTCACCCTGGACTTACCATAATGGTAATAAAGATATGTAGTAGGTATAAGACTGGTGCGCCAAAGGAGCCCTTGAGAGATGGCGAAGAGCGCATCATTGAGGGAGGCCCGCTGTATCCTAACCTCCTGGCGGAGTTAGCAAGGTGCCAAGTAAACTCTGTTACACATAAGACAAATGATTTTTTAGCACTTCATCGTGTGGATCTGGGGGATGTTCGTACATACGTAGAACTAGCCTTAAAAGGTGGGCGATACATCAACTCACAGTGGTGCAATGGTAACGCTCCGAAAGGACTATTTGCATGTGATGCTTATGTAGTGCCTGCGCAATTGTACATACCCCACGAACGTTGCGAGTGCACAGTTATGTTATACGTAAAAGTATGCCTTTTAGACTCTGGAAACACGGTAGCAGTCATTTCATTGCATGAATCAACTGAAAACTAAGGACAAATCATGAAACGTTATTCACTCTGCCCAATATGCGGGGATGAAGGGTTGCATGAAACGAAAACCAAAATCCTCAGGGAGTTTGAGGGTTTTAAAAAAGAGGTCCCGTTCCATGCATCTGTTTGCGAATCATGTGGCTCAGAAACTCTGACAGTTCAGCAGGCAAAATTTAACAAACGCCAGATGACTGATTTTTATCGAGAAGCTGATGGATTGCTTACAGGCGGTCAGATAAAGGCAATCAGAGAGGATTTACATCTTACCCAATCTGAAGCAGCAATCATTTTTGGTGGGGGCAAAAACGCGTTTACTAAATATGAAAATGGTGACGTTACGCAATCATTTGCGCTGGATAAGCTTTTAAGAACGGCTTACTCGGTTCCCGCTGCTTTTGAGTTTCTCCGTAAAGGTTGTCCAGCCGTAACCACCGTAGAGTATACCAATCGCACTACCGAGTTAGAGATGATCAAGACTTATCTTGTTTCAAAAACTGGTCACCTTAAATACGCGAAAAGTCCTGCTGAAGATTCGGTAAAAGTCGTCATCCAGAATTATGTGTCTGAACCAACTCAGCATAATACTTGGCATATGATTGAAACGATTGCCTTAGGTAGTAAATTATGATTTTAAGAGAAGTAAAAGATGTACTGTTGAGAAAGTCTTCTCTCACTTTTGATGCTGACACAAACATTTTTATGTTAGAGGGCATGGATCTAACCCTTCACTCGAATAACCGTATTGTTAGCGTACAAGTTGCTGAAAAGTATGAAGATGAAGAGCTAACTAAGATAAGTCGATGCGCATGTCTTTTCAGGCTGCAATGTTCGATAAGAGCAACTGAAGCAGGGCAAGATCCAGAAACATCTAAAGTTCTGTTCGAAATTGAAGCTCAGCACGATGTTGTTTTTGACTCAGACTCAGTTGTAACAATCGAAGAGATAGAAAAGTTTAGCGCTGATGACATAATTAACAATGCGGCTTGGCCGTATTGGAAAGAGCATGTTACTTCGCTTTGTTCCAAAGCTGGACTCAGCCCTTTGCAGGTGCCATCAGCTCAGAAGAATGATCCAATAAAAATTACAGCCAAGCGAGAGTTGTAAACAAAACCGGCCGCGTGCCGGTTTTTTTGTGTCTGCCGATCCCCATTCGACCACCACCACCACGTCAGCGTAACCAATTGAATATTATGGGATGCTGGCATTAACGGCGTCTATTCCCCGCCAGCTGGTAAACAACCCGATCCCTCTGGTAAACGCTGTCATCCTTGGTAAACGATTTACCATTGGTGACACCGTTAACCATCTATAAGCCTTTCCGCACTATCTCAGCCGCATCCCTGTTCACGCCCTTCCCTATCACGTTTCCTGTTTCCTTCCGGTACTGCTTCAGCTTGTCGATGATGTTTTGCTGGGTCATGGGTAAATCAGCCAGTGACAATTCCATCACCGCCCGCCCCATCGCCTGAATTTTCATGCTTATACGCTCTTCATCCAGAACCATGCACATCCCTCCTGCTGTTTTTTTAAGCGTAGCACTGGTATTTAAAAAAATAAATTCCCTTTCAAATCAGCAACAACACGCTTTGTTGTCATCATTAATCACAATTCGTGTTGACCAATAAAACACAATATGTGATTATCCACCCATCGAAACGAAACATCGACAGCTGAGCGAAGTTAGCCAGCGGCGGACAGCAAGTCGCCTGCTCATTAAGAATTCAGTCAAGCAGCAAATCACCCGGAGCGCTCCTGGCAAATTGAAATGGCGCCCAATGGGATTGAGGCAGGTGTGTAACGCGTGGCGGGTATAGCACACGAAGAGGACTCCGCACCGGAATGGTTTGCTGCTCAGTTCCCGAACATCGGGGCAGTAGTACCAAAGGAATATTTTAGGGTGAAGCGGCGTGGGAAATCGGTGACACGCACAGCGTCTACGTGAGCGCATCGTATTTCACGATTGGGCAGGCAGGTGGCCCAGAGAGTTCGGTTTCGTCCGACCTTCAACACATCGCCGGGGTAACGTCCGGCCTTCACCACCAAAACATTTCTCCCGCATCAGCGGGTAACGACAGAGGGTAAGGCGATGCCGAGACTGATTGTGCTTTTGAATGTCGATGACGCTGAAGGAGTAGAGATAGCCAAGGATGAATTCGACGAAAACTTAACGTTTAGCTCATGGCATGAAGCCGATGACTGGTGTGCACGAAACACGAGATGCGTTTGGGTTAAAACCATAAACCTCGATGACGATGATGATGACTAACCCGCTCCGGCGGGTTTTTTATCGGCCATACATAGGCAGATTTTCGAGTCTGCCCATTTATGACAACCGGCGGCCATCCACCGCCCATTAGCGCAGAAGTCTTTAGTTCTGACATTCGGGAAAGACCGGGAGAGAAAATGAATTGGTCAAACTACTTTACTTACGATCCAAAGCTCGGCCTGCTGCGATGGAAGCAAAGACCTGCTGATATAGATGACTCAGCAGCAAAAATCAGATCGTGGAATAAGCGATACGCAGGCAAGGAAGCCGGAACTACGAGAACCGATGGATATATCGCTGTTGAGATCGTTTTCCTTAAGCGAAAAATAAAAGCCCACAGAATTATATGGGAGATGCACAACGGTCCTATTCCTGACGGACTCGTAATTGACCATATAAACCGTAACCGATCTGATAACAGGCTTGAAAATATCCGGGTGGTCACGCGTCGAGATAACTTTCTGAACTCGGAAAGATTCGACGGAAAGCCGATTCCGCCAATCAAAACAGACGAACATCGGACCTTCAAAAAGCAGAGAACTCACGCCAAAGGCACGAGCAAGTTGAAGCTTAGCCGTCCCAAACCATGGTCGGCAAAGATATGGGTTGATGGCCGCAACGTTTCACTCGGCTATTACGCGACAGAATCTGAAGCGAGCGCTGCTTATCAAGCGGCAGTCGCCAAGTATCGAAACAACTAACCACCGGCGGCGCGGCCTTAAGCGCGGAGATGATTATGAGCACCGGAATCGGAAATCACGAGTTCAGCACGAACTATCGAAACATCTACAAACCAGACCTGGCCATCTGCCCTTATTGCGGATTCGAAAGCTGCGAAGCTGACCACTGCGATGTAGGGATCGGCATGGTTCAGTGTGGTCCGTATTACTGCCCACAATGCTGTGCATCTGAAATTAGCAGCCTGGATACGCGAGAGCTTACTGACCGTGAAAAAGAAACCGGGTGGTTTAAGCCTGATAGCCCGGTAAGCGATGTCGCCAACACGGTCAACGGCCAGTTGGTTAATCACAAAGAAGCCAAGCAGGCTTACGACATTGGCTTGCTCGATGTTAAGAAATTAGACCGGGAGGCATCATGACAGTCACCCACAACGGCAAGCAGTACATCGCCAAAAAGCTCAACGATAACGAGTGGCAGCTGACGTCGGTATCGGCACCGCGTGAAAAGTTGTTGCTTAACCGCTGGCAGATGCATATCGCTGGCCTCCTGGAACAGGTTGAGGTGAAGGTATGATCAACCACTACGGCACTACCCCGCTCATTCGCCAGTGCGTCACGCCCGGCATGATGGCAATGCATGAAGGCCGAACCTATCGCGTCTCAGCAGTCATTCAGGAGCGCAAATGGGTATACCTGCACACCGATGCAGAAATCATCCGTCTCAGTGACTGCGTGATTGACGTCCTTCTGGACGGTCACGGCAACCCTATCCAGCACTAACCACCCTATTCAACCGATCGGCCTGGCATTACGCGGGCGGGATCTGCACATCCAAATTTCAGGAGAAACCATGAGCGAAGTAACGGACTTAACTGTCATCGAAATCAAGCCGGAGCAGGCACCAGTGCTTTACGTAGCCGGCGGCCTTGACGCTTATCTCGAGCAAATCCGCCAGGCAGTGAACGAAGTGCCGGACCTGTCCACGAAGAAAGGCCGTGACCGTGTCGCCTCTCTGGCGGCGCAGGTGTCCCGCAGCAAGACGGCGATTGAAAAGCCGGGCCGTGAGTACCTGAAGCGCCTGAAAGAGGCTGTGCGTCCGGCTGAGGCCGAAATTAAGCGATTCGTTGATGCCTGCGACGAGCTGCGCGATGCGACCCGCCGCCCACTCACTGAATGGGAAGCCGAGCAGGAACGCATCAAGGCTGAAGAGGCCATGAACGCGCTGCACGCCGAAGCGTTGGTGATGAACGAAGAGTTCGACCGCCAGCGCGCCGCGCAGATCGAGGCAGACCACGAAATGGCTCTGCTGATGAATGACAAGTTTGACCGTGACCGCGAAGAGCAGCGCCGTCAGGCGGAACAGGCTCAGCGTGAACGTGACGAACGACTGAAGCAGGAAGCGGCAGAACAAGCCCGCCGCGATGCCGAAGCGAAGCACAAAGCGGAGATTGAAGCCGCAGCGCGCCGTGAAGCTGAAGAGAAAGCACGTGCAGAGCTGGCTGAACGCCAGCGCGTCGAAGCGGAACAGCGTGCGGCACGCGAGAAGCAGGAAGCAGAAGCGCGGGCGGAACGCGAAAAGGCCGCGGCGGTGGAAGCTGAGCGCCTGAAGGCAAAACAGGCAGAAGAAGCCCGCCAGGCGGAAGAAAAACGCAAAGCCGATGAGCAGGCGAAGCGCGAGGCTGACGTGAAGCACCGCAAGACGGTCGGCACCAACATCGTTAACGCGCTCACCAGCTACACCAGCTTAACCCGCGAACAGGCTATCGAAGTTCTTACCGCTCTAAAAGATGACCTGATCCCCTGCGCGAAAATTCATTACTGAGGTGAATCATGAATATCACATGCGAGTGCGTAGACATGCGCACATCCGTCGGCCCCCACAACACCATCAAAGTTGAGATGGAGGGCGTTGTCCTGGCCGGCACCGTTAAAACCCGTGACGTACTACCCCAGCTCGACGGCGCAGAAGTCATCGAGTGGCTGGCTGAACAGGGTTACGTCATCACTCATCAGGAGCGTGCAGCATGACGGCAGCAGAACGGTGGGATGAAGAGTCGTTCCTTCGCCTTATGCGCGACGTGATACCAGAAAAGCCAGAAAACGACGACGAGCCAGTCAGCCTGGCCGCCGAGCGGCAGAATCCGGTCATTAGCTGGGATGAATTTGCGGGGAATTACACATGAACCTTGATGATTTAGATGCGCCATTTGCCAGTGAGGATATTGAATGGCGCATTCAGCAGGCGGGAAAAAACAATAACGGAATCTGGGCCAAGGTGCTGGCCTACGTAACCAACCGCGCAATCATGAAGCGGTTGGATGAAGTTTGCGGCAAAGCTGGCTGGCGTAACGAATACCGCGATATACCGAATAATGGCGGCGTTGAGTGCGGTATTTCCATAAAAGTTGAAGGCGAGTGGATCACCAAGTGGGATGCGGCAGAAAACACACAGGTTGAAGCTGTGAAAGGTGGCCGCTCTGGCGCCATGAAGCGCGCCGCCGTGCAATGGGGGATCGGTCGTTACCTCTACAACCTGGAAGAAGGGTTCGCAGTGGTTTCAGCAACGCGCGCGCCCGGGTTCCAGTACGCCAAATCAAAAGAGGTTGGCGTGTTCTACTGGAAGGCGCCTGCTCTACCAGGGTGGGCATTGCCATCAGGAACACCAATCGAGCGGGGCCAGCAACCGCATGATGGTCATCAGCAGCGAGACCAGGCAACTCAGTCCGTGGATGCGGACAAAATCCTCGCCGAATTCTCTGCATACGCTGGATCTGAAAACGATAGCGAGCGGCTTAAGCATCGCTATGAAGATACCTGGAAATTACTTAACGGCTTTACTGAGCACCAGAACAAATGCAAAGACGTTACAGGCATTCGACTCAAAGAACTTAAACAGGCGGCGTAAATGGCTAGCAAAGGCGTAAACAAAGTGATCCTCGTCGGCAACCTCGGGCAAGACCCCGAGGTCCGTTATCTTCCGTCCGGCGGCGCAGTGTGCAGCGTGACGCTGGCAACTTCGGAGTCATGGCGAGATAAAGCCACTGGCGAACTGAAAGAGCAAACGGAATGGCACCGCGTCGTTCTGTTCGGAAAGCTGGCTGAGGTGGCCGGAGAATACCTGCGCAAGGGCTCTCAGGTTTATATCGAGGGCCAACTGCGTACACGAAAATGGACAGATCAGGCTGGCGTGGAGAAGTACACCACGGAGGTAGTGGTAAACGTCGGCGGCACAATGCAGATGCTTGGTGGCCGCCAGGGCGGTGGAGCGGCACCGGCAGGTGGCAGCCCAGTGCAGGGCGGAAATCAGTTCAGCGGCGGCGCACAGCCTCGCACACAGCAGCAGTCTGCACCCGCCCAATCTAACGAACCGCCAATGGACTTCGACGACGATATACCCTTTTGAAGCATCTCCCGGTCAGGAGGAACCAATGAACAAATTTACCCCAGAGTATCGAAAATACCTTCTCCGGCCAATCCCTGACCGGAAGCTTTCACCAGCTGAGCGAGCCGATCGCAAAGAGCTTTACCAAATCATCCAGCAAGAAAGAGCCAACGACGATTCACCCCCTTCCCCATCCAACTACACGCCAGCTGACCCATACCTAAACGACAATCGCAAAGGCCTCGGCGGCGCTTCAAGGAGTGACTAATGACTCACGCTCACGACGACATCAGGGTTGGCACACTCTGCCTTCCCTTCATTGGTAACGGCTGGCTAATGCCATGGGGTGAAGTGGTCAGCAATCCATTAAAGGCGCAGCGGCTCGCTGAGGAATATCGGGAAAGGCAGGAGGCGGCATGAATAACATCCCCAACCAGGACATAGACGCCCTCGTAAAATCAGGCGCCCTTTTCGTTTCAAACCATTCTGGCGGTAAAGATAGTCAAACGATGCTTATCAAGCTGCTTGAGGTTATCCCGCCAAAGCAGATCGTCGTAGTGCATGCTTCGCTTGGCGCCATGGAATGGCCTGGCGCGCTGGAGCTAGCCGAGAAGCAGGCTGGGGGTTCTGGACTGCCGTTCATCGTTGCCAGGGCGCGCAAGACCCTGCTGGAGATGGTGGAGCGACGCTTTGCGAATCGCCCAGAAGTGCCGAGCTGGCCGTCAGCTAGCACGAGAAAATGCACTAGTGACCTGAAGCGCGGCCCTATCCAGCGTGAGGTGAGAGCCTACGCGAAGGCGAACGGTTTCAAAGTAATCGTCAACTGTCTCGGTCTGCGCGCCCAGGAGTCCCCTGGCCGAGCCAAGCGTCAGGTGTTTCGCAAGAACGAAACTGATTCCAACTCGGTGCTGACCTGGTACGAATGGTTGCCAATTCATGAGCTGAAGGTGGAAGAGGTGTTTGCCTCAATTCGCGAGGCCGGTCAGGAACCGCATTACGCTTACGCGTTGGGAAATGAGCGTCTTAGCTGCGTGTTCTGCATCATGGCGAGCCGAAACGACCTGCGGAACGGTGGACGGCATCACCCAGAGCTGCTTGAGCAGTACGCAGCGCTGGAGGCGCACACCGGGTACACGATGCACATGAACCGCATCCCGATAAAGGAGCTGGCAGCATGACCGGAAAATACTCTCTTATCTACGCAGATCCTCCCTGGTCTTACGGCAACACCATCAGCAACGGTGCCGCCGCCGACCACTACTCCACCATGAAGCTCATCGACATCAAGCGCCTGCCAGTGTGGGAACTTGCCGCCGAAAACGCCGTGCTGGCGATGTGGTACACCGGAACGCATAACCAGGAGGCTATCGAACTGGCCGAGGCCTGGGGTTTTGCCGTTCGCACGATGAAGGGCTTTACCTGGGTGAAGCTGAATCAGAACGCCGAACTGCGCATCAACAAGGCGCTGGCCGAGGGTGAAATCACCGACTTTTACGACTTCCTAGATCTGCTTAACGCCGAGACGCGCATGAACGGCGGCAACCACACCCGGGCCAATACCGAAGATCTGCTGATTGCTACCCGCGGCGCCTGGCTGGAAAGAAAGCACGCCGGGATTAAGCAGGTGGTCTACAGCCCGCTCGGCGCGCATAGCGAAAAGCCGTGGGAAGTGCGCCACCGGCTGGAGCTGCTTTACGGTGATGTGCCGCGCATTGAGTTGTTTAGCCGCTGCGCGGCGCCGGGCTGGCACCACTGGGGAAATCAGTGCGCCACCGCCGCGGTTGAATTGCTACCCGGCTGCGCCATCGACGCTGTGAAAAAGGAGGCCGTATGACGCCAGAAACAGACAACGCCATCCGTGCTGCCTGCCGCCGCTGCACCGAGGAAATCCAGCAGGCCATGCGCAAGAAACCAAAGCCTAACTGGAACGAAACGGTACCTCCCATCATCAACAAGCATCACAAGAAAATAGAAGCTCTGGGAGTTAGCCTCCTGGAGTTTGTCGTATACACAGGGCGCCTGAATAAAAGGTTTGGAGTTGAACAATGACCCTTACGCAAAACAGGTTAAAAGAAGTGCTTAGTTATGACCCCTCAACAGGGGTTTTTTATTGGCTAAACCCTACTGCTTACTGCATGCATCCAGGTGATGTCGCTGGGTTCGTAGATTACACAGGCTATGCCTACATAAAAGTAGACAAGGTCAAATATTCAGCACATCGCCTCGCATGGATTTACGTCTATGGACACTCACCAATTGAGCAGATCGACCACATTAACAATGTCAGATCGGATAACAGAATTGTTAATTTAAGACTGGCCACACGCTCTCAAAACATGATGAATCAACCAGCCAGAAAGGGCAGCATTTCAGGGGTTAAAGGAGTTAGCTGGGACAAAAAAATGCAAAGCTGGCGAGCAAGATGCCAAGCCAATGGTGAAAGGATAAACATTGGGTGGTTCGACTCAATAGAAGAAGCCGCAGAAAGTCTCAGAGTTTATAGACAGCAATACCACGGCGAATTTGCTAACCATGGAGATCATCATGACAACAGAATTTAAAGCGTTACCCGTAGAACGCAACCAATACGGTTACTGGACTCACCCGCTTTACGATGAATTTTGCGATGGCCGCGAATCCATTTCGCCCATTGAGTTCAACGCATGGCTGGAGAAGAACGGCCTCGAGTGGAAAGTGATTTACCGCGATGAGGATGACGTCGATCCAGATGTTGACGGCTATGACATTTCATCGTGGCAGCCCGAAACTCCCGCCGGTGGTGGTTGGTTTGTCGGTTCAATTCACGACACGGAAGATGGGGCGGTATGCATCTGGCTGCGGCACGCTGGCGGTGCGGAATGAACAGAGCCTCGCCCGTCGATTTGAGGAAAAGCCTCGACATTGCCAATCACCTGGCGCACATCGGCATTCGCTTTGTGCCGATCCCGGTGGCGACCGAGGAAGAATTCCAGACGCTGGCCGCCGAGCTATCACGACGGCTTGAGCAGATGGCAGTCGAAGCAGAGAAGAATGAAGGCGGTGCTGCATGAAGGCACTAATCACCAGGTCGCTAAAGCGGCCTTTTTTATTGCTGGCGTTCACATTCAACCGTATTAACCGACAGTTCCGGGAGCATTGACCATGGCCGATATCATCGATACCGCAGCAGAGATTGAAGAGCTTCAGCGTAACGCTGCCCTTTCCGCTCACCGGCTGAACCGCAATGCCGTATCAGCTGAGCGTTGTGAAGAATGCGACGAACCAATTCCCGAGCCGCGGCGCGCTGCCGTTCCCGGCTGCCAGACGTGCGCAGAGTGCCAGGGTGTTATCGAACTTAAGAATAAGCAAAGGGGAATGTGATGTGGCCTATATGCAAACACTGCGGCCGTATGTGCTGGAGTGAATGGTGTATTAAATGCGACAAGCGGGGGTGAAGTGATGGATTACAGCAAGCTAGGCGATTTTGAGATAAACAAACTGGTCGGCGATGTCGTTTTCAAAGGACTATGGTCATGCAGGCCGGGCACTGCGGGAAATAAAAGTGACTCATGGTATTACGGTAACGCGGATGCTTCGCTCAACCCGCTATCACCGCTTCCCGACTACTGCAACGATGCGGCTGCCGCATGGCCGATAATCACCGCAAATAAAATCAGCATTTACGCAATGAGCGAAGCGGACAAAAGAGGCGGTTGGGGGGCCGAGGCTTTTCATCCCAACGATGCATATAGCTTTAACGATAACCCACTTCGTGCCGCAATGATTGTCTTCCTCATGATGCAGGAGTCAGCCAATGTTCCAGCTAATTCAACGGGGTCAGATTTACGCTGACCAGCACGGTTGGCCCGTCATAATCCACAGTTGCACATCACAGATAGTCCGATACTGGCGACAGGGCCGGATCAACACCGCTTCAATCGACCGTTTTAACAATGATTTTGAGCACCTCGATCACCGTGAGGCGGCACAGATACGCGCCGAACTGGAGACGAGCGAGCATATTAAATTGCTGCGCGCCCAGCGTGCTGCGTGAACATCGACATAGGCCCATCAGGGCTTTTTTTACGCCCGGAGATTAACGAATGCGAGTAGATAATGAAGTTCTGAACGTACTGAGCGCGGCAGAGTGTAATGGCCCGCAACTCTTCCTTACCGGTCAGCTTGATCGCAACCTCTACACCAGAACAAACAAAGTGCTGGAGGCGGCTGGAGGAAAATGGAACCGCAAAGCCAAAGCGCACATTTTTGATACCGATGCCTCAGATCGCATCGAGCAAATTATTCTCACCGGTGACGTCGTTGTACCAAAGGATGATTTTGAGTTCTTCCCGACCCCGCCAGCTGTAGCCGAACGAGTAATAGAATTGGCAGATATTCAAAACGGCATGCGGGTTCTTGAGCCAAGTGCTGGTAAGGGAGCCTTAGCGCTGGCCGCTCAACAATCAGCTTTGGACGTTAAAGTCGATATGTTCGAACTGATGCCAGAAAATAATGCTCACCTTCACAGTATGAATATCAAAAACGCGAAAATTGGTGACCCCATAGACTTCCTTTCTGTTGAGCCGATGGCATCTTTCGATCGCATTGTTATGAATCCTCCTTTCGGCCGACAGGCAGACATCAAGCACGTTTCTCATGCACTGAAATTCCTTAAGCCGGGCGGCCTGCTGGTATCGGTAATGGCTTCTTCTGTGACGTTTCGCAGCAACAAGCTGACAACTGATTTCCGCCAGCTCATAGAGGAGCGCGGCGGCCACATCGAAGAACTACCTGAAGGTGCATTTAAATCATCTGGAACGATGGTGAATACCGTCATCGTGGTCATTCCAGGCTGACGCAACTGATAGCCAGTTATGAGCTGGCTATTGGGTGCGAAAGCACTGCTCCGTTATCCCCCATTTTGCCCGGCTCCGCGCCGGGTTCTTTTTTGCCTGGAGGAAATGCATGGTTGAGGCAAAAACACTGACAGCCAGACAGGCGGCCGAGCTACTAATCACCTCACCGAGAACTGTCTACCGTCTTATCGACTCGGGGCAGTTGGCCGGGAAGAAGATCGGGAACAAATACCGAACGACCGACGTCGCCTGTATTGCGTATTTACATGACCCGCGCGATCCTGTTCCTGCGAGCGCGGGTGAACATAAAGGAGAAATTTTATGTCAATCACCCTCAGAGGCGGCGTATGGCACTGTCATTTCGTTACGCCGTCAGGGAAAAGAATTAGACGATCTCTTGGTACGGGGGACAAGAAACAAGCGCAGGAGCTGCACGACAAGCTGAAGGCTGAAGCGTGGCGGGTTGATAAAATTGGAGAGCTGCCGACGAGGACGTTTGAGGAATGTTGCATCAGGTGGATCCGCGAGAAGGAGCATAAGCGGTCACTCGATGACGATAAGACCAAAATCGAATATTTCCTGCGGCATTTCTCCGGCCGGGATATTTCAACCATCACAGCTGATCAGGTTCATGAGGCTGTTTCGAAGATGGTCAACCGTAAGCATATTCAGGTCTGGGAGTCGCGCAGGGACGCGGCTATACGCCGGGGGAAGGAACCGCCTCCGTATGCTGAGAAACCGGTAAGCCAGGCCACAAAGAGTCAGCACCTTTCTTTCATGCGATCTCTGTTCAAGGCTGCGGCTAATGACTGGGGCTGGATTAAAACGGCCCCGGTTATAAAAACGAAAAAGCCGATCAGCAAACGCATCCGATGGCTGACCAGGGACGAGGCAGAACGGCTTATCTCCTGCATGCCGGAGTCGATAAAGCCGGTGGTGATATTTGCACTGGCAACCGGCCTGCGCCGCTCCAACATCATTGATCTGGAGTGGCAGCAGGTCGATATGCAGAGAAAGGTTGCATGGGTAAATCCGGAGAACGCGAAGGCGGGCAAGGCTATCGGCGTGGCTCTGAATGATACCGCATGCAGGGTGTTAAGGGATCAGATCGGGAAAAGTTCCAGGTGGGTATTCGTTCACACGAAGCCATCAACGCGCCCGGATAAAACCGTCACTCCGGCTGTCCGCAAAATGCGAGTGGATGACAATGTCGCCTGGCGCATTGGACTGGAAAGAGCGGGTATAGAAGACTTCCGTTTTCATGACCTCCGGCATACCTGGGCGAGCTGGTTAATTCAGTCCGGCGTTCCGTTGTCAGTTCTGCAAGAAATGGGCGGCTGGGAGTCCATCGAAATGGTACGTCGATACGCTCACCTGGCACCGAACCACTTAAGCGAACACGCACGGAAAATTGATGCCATTTTTGGCAACCATGACACAAATACGACACAAGGAGAAAATCAGGCTGGCTTGAAACTGGCGTAA